AGACACAGCACTACCCCGTCTGCATCGCTCTACGAGGCTCTGGATGGGCAATCCATGCCTACTTCTGGGTCTATGGCTGGGGCATGAATCGGTATCGGGGACTAGGTGGAGGCTTTACCCCATGTCACGCCTGCTGGTAGCAACTATTCGCTGGCACAGCACCAGAACGCTCCAGATGCTCCTACACGCTCCAGACCGCTACTGGTTCACCATTGAGCGTTACCGACTCCAGAACACGCTCACGCATTCCTAGTGCGTACTCCAGCGACTCCAGATGCTCCTGTATTCCCTCCATGATGAGGAGATGCTCAATGGGTTCGCTTGGGGCGAATTGTGCAATGCGTGTGGCGTATCTGGCGAGACTCACGAGCACCATCTGGGCATCGTGGCGTTGCTGTTCCGTGTATGTGTCCATGCGATGTACGAGCATTCTTCGGTATCTGGATGTAAAGAGCCTGGGCGAAATCGGCTTTAGCGGCGAGATGAAATCATCAATGAAATTGGGCTCAATTCGCATGACATCGGAATGCACCTGTCACGAGTGTTTACGCGAAGTTTCGCTTACTCATCATCCATCTGCATTCATTCCAGAGGCTTAGAAGGGCTCATATCGCCTGTAAATCTGGGCATAAATGCAAAAAACCCCGATACCCACTCATCTGGGTATCGGGGCTCGTGCAGAGCGATTGACTCAGTATCCACCCTCCGCACACTTCGCACCCATGCCACGCTTGCGTGATTCATCATCGGTCAGGATGCGATTGCAATGGAAGCACCTGCCGAGATTCTGGGCGAATTGCATCTGGGCTTCATCCCATTGGGCTGAGTCCATTGCTTCAATCGCATCCATCACACGCTTCGCTTCGGTGAGTGACATGACTGGCGAATTGCTGGTGTCCTCGTGGCTGAATGCTCCACCAATGATTCGCTTCAGAACATAAATCGTTCCCGACTTCCGCCTGCTCTGCACGAATCCATAGAAATCCAAATCGTTGTTGCCCGTGTGCGATGGCAATGCGAAGTAAGCATCACCATCCAAATCTGCACACGCTTCAGCGATGAACTTCTCAACACGCTTCGCAAGAATTGATGAAGGCTTCGCAGGCTCAATGCACTCACCCTTGTGATGCCAAGTAGACCAACCACCATTGCTCAACACGGCGAGTCCACTCATGTAAGCGACATCATGTCCGCAGAGTTCGCATGACTTCGCATACTTGTTTTCAATGATGCGTGTCATACCAGTTGTGCCTGCATCAACAATGTGTGAGCAATCAAATGAGAATGACACTTCAGCATTCTTTGGTGAGATGACATCAACAGGCTTGTCCTTCAATTCTGAAATCAATTTGCTCGCCTGTGACTTGGTGATATTTGCATTCTTGGATTCAATCCACGACTTCGCAGATTCAATCGTTGGCTCAATGCCAAACAACGATGCTCGCTGTGACATGAGTGTGAGCAGGAACTTCATCTGCGCTGGAGTGATTGGTTCGGTGGATACTGACATGGTGACCTCCTCTGGTCGTTTGGGTTACTTGAACATTACAGACATTTGGGGCGAATGTGGTGCTGGGTATTAGCCCTCCCATCCGTAGGACTCCAGAACCAACATGGCAACGGCTTTGCGCTCATCATCCAGCAGGTCATCTGCCTCGCCATCCAGAACGCTGGACAAGATTCGGTTCTTCATCATGATGATTTGAATCATGCGCTCATCAATCGTTGAATGCTCCTCAATCGCACTCAACATGATGTGCGAAACGACATCACGCTTCTGTCCGATTCTCTGCAAACGGTCTTCGCATTGCAGAAGGTCTGCTGATGTCCAAGGCAACGATGCGCTCACATGATGTCGTGCTGATGTGAGTGTGAGTCCAGTTCCCGATGCAATGATGTTGCCAACCAACACTCGTGCTGTTCCGTTCTGGAATGCATCAACACTTGCCATCTTCGCTGAGTCATTCATGCCCCCAACAACTTGTACTGCATTCACATCTGCGAATGCATCCATGTAACGCTTCGCCTCCTCTTTGAATGCACAAGTGATGAACACCTGCTCATCGTTGTCCAGAAGTTCACGCACATAAGCAACAACGCCATTCACCTTGCCAAGTGCTGACAACTTGCGAAGTTCATTGATGCGAATCAATGCTTCTGCTCGCTCAACATTGTTCGCCTTCTCCTGACCTTTGGTGATGCGAATCCACTCGTAGAGATTTGCTTCGGCGTAGCGATACAACTTCTCGTACTTCTCCTCCATCTCCATCGCAACTTCCATACGACCCTTGTTCGGCAATTCCAGAACATCGGAACGCTTCATGCGAAGCATGAATGAGCCCACGAGAACATCGTGCAATTCGTTCAAGCGTTGCGCTCCACGAGTGCCATAGTTGTCAATGCGTGGTGCATAGCGAGCCATGTATCCACGAATGCCACCTTCAAATGCACCTTGTTGCTCCAGACCATTGATGACCGACAACAATTCCATTGGGCGATTGATGAGTGGCGTTCCCGACATCATCACTCGGATTCCAGACAATGGAATTGATTGCGAAATATCAATCACGGCTTGCGAACGCTTTGCTCGCTTGCCACCCTTGATGCGCTGGCATTCATCCACGATGATTCCCTTCACATGACCCTTCAACAGATTCTTGTAACCATCTGCCGATGTGTCACCCATGATGAGTACATCAACATCTGGCAATGACTTGATTCCCTGCTTCACAGGGTTAGTACCCGTGATGGTATGCACACTCAACTGCGGAGCGAAGCGTGAGAACTCACGCTTGAATTGCAATCGCATTGTCGGTGGGCAAACAATCAATACTGGGCGCATTCCTGCTTGAACACTTGATTGCGAAATCGCAACAGCAGTTGGTGACTTGCCTGTTCCCATCTCCATCGCAAGCAACACTCGCTGACGCTCCAATGCAAACTTGGTTGCTTCAACTTGATGTGGCATCAATGGCAATGCAGTTTCTTGAACAGCGAAGTTCAACTTGCTTGGTGCATCATTCAAAATTGACATGAAGCCTTGAAGTGCATCTGACTGGGTTTTCATATTTCCTCCTGTGGAATTGGTTGGGTTCAGCGTAGCCAGTTTGGAATGGATTCGGCAGGACATTACAGACTTTTTTTTAGAGCCCCAGAATGCCAGAAGCCCCGACTCCACAGGGGTTCTGGAGTCAGGGCTCTGGGCTCGGCTTTGCTTCGGGCTACTGGTATCGCACCTCATCCCACATGGCTACCTGCATGATGCGATTCCCAGCCTCTGGTGAGAAGAAAAAGTGATTGGTCTGCATTCCCAGCCTCCATTGGCGAAGTACTGAGTCATCGGTGAGTGACAGCATCTTCACAGCACCAACGATGTCACGGCGTGACAATTCAGCCATAGTGCAGGTCGTACCAACTGTGTGACCTGACATTGGTTCACCTACCCAAAGTCTCACGAAATCTTCCCAGAACGAAACTGGATGCGAATCTTCTGCGTACTTGAACACATCTGTGAACGACACATAAGTGAACAGTTCTTGATTGTGGAAATGAGGAACATTAGTAGGCAGAGTGTTGAAGCGTGATGACAACACAGCCTTCACGAGTGGGTCACAGAATCGCTGTGGTTCTCCTGCGAAGTCATTCATCGCTTCAATGACTCCACACTCAGAGCAAATCTCGGTCATGTTGTCTACTCGTGAGATTGCACCTGCATACATTCCTGCGTGTTCACGATTCGGAATTGGTGAATCGCATCGTGGGCAATCTTTGATTTCATTTTGAATTGACATTTCAGAATGTCTCCTTCGTGATTGTGATTGTGTTTTCAAATGATTCTGTTTCAACAGAGATGTTGGTGATGTCTGCAAAGAACTCACCAATCGCTTGTGCTTGCTTTGCCATTGCAATGAAATGTTCTTCAACCCATTTGAAGTTGTCAGAAGTGTTCATTGTCTTTGCATCTTCACGGTACTTCTCCGATGCGTAACCAAGAATGCGAACAAGTGTGTACGCATCAATTACGCAAGCATCTTTTTTGGTATCTGGGATTTCTACTTTTGCAAGTCTCATGACTGCTCCTTTGTGTTTGGGTACTGACATCATATGTCGGGGGTGTACCAATGTCCAACATCTAAGTTCCAGAGCCTTAGAACGCTTCCTATGAGGCGGTTTCTGGGGACATAATAGAAAAGAGCCCCAGACCACTTGGGTCTGAGGCTCTTCACCTGTGAGGCGGATTCCGACACTTAGCGGAGGCTTCGCATCGGACTCACAAGTATGCGTGTAATGCTTCTGGCAAGTTGCGCCTGTACTCACCAGACTCAGCAACGAATCCATTTGGGCGAGCAATGACTGTCCACACTACGAATGGTGTGAAGTTGTTGTGTGGAAGAAAGCACAACGCTTTCCACGATGCGTATGTTTCACCAACAACACGCTCTCCTCGCTTTTCGCATTCCAGAACAATTCCACCAGTTGTACCAACAAGGTCACCTCGTTGTAATTGGTCGTTGCTCCTGTCTTTCGGAGTGGTGTCCAAGATTGAATCAACAATCTCTTTGAATACTTGTTCTTGCATTTCTGCTCCTTCGTTTGGTTTGGGATAGTCAGGGTATCTGCTCGTAGGACACATTTCAAACATCATTCCCAGAGCAAATAAATCACTAGCAATGTGTAGAAGATGCACCAGCCAACTGTGGCGTAATTGAACATATTCGGGCTTTCAATCGTGAAGGGCTCAGAGAGTCGCAATGTTGGGGGAACATTACAGACTTTTCTGAGCCCTTCTGGGTTGTTAGGACTAAGCAGTCACCAATTCAAGTTTGGCGAGAACCATCTTGTCGTACTCTGCTTGCTGGTTTGAAACCAAGCGAGTGTAGTTACGGTTGTAACGGTTCTTGTCAGAGCCTGACAAGTGCTGATGGAATGTTGTTGTTGCTTGGATTACTCCGAGTGCTGTGTTCTTCCAAGGCAACACTCGTGGGTCTGTGCGCCACAAGCCATTCAACAAGTCACGCTTCGGATTCTGCTTGCCAGCAGAGCGAGTGTCTTGTGTGTTGGATGGAACAATGAGTGTCTTTCCAGACTCATCCTTCATGGTGAGTTCAACCATGTTGATTGGGAACAAGTCTTTCACCAGAGCATCAAACTGATTGTCAGTTACTGACCATGCTGACAACTTCTCCAACTCTTCCATCATGTCGCTTCCTGCGCTGTAGACAATTTCAAGAGCCTCACGCAAGTTGCCGAGGTCATTCAACTGTGCTGAACGATTGTGGCGAATCTTCACCTTGTGGTCTGCATTCTCATTGAGTGCCAACTGCAAAGTGTTGTCGCAAACAACTGCTTGGAGACAACGCAAGTATTGAGTCTGTCGCATTCCGTCATGCGATGTTGTCGCAATGAGTGTTGGGCGAAACTCAAATCCAGAAGTGCTGGAGAGATTCTCTGGTACTGAGATTTGTACCCATGCACGACTGCCCTTCTGGAGCAATCCTGCTGAGTCAATTCCGAGTTCGTTGCTGTCAAGAATCGCTTCCAAGTTCTTCAACAACACATCTTCGTATTGGTGAATCTGGTAGCGATTAGAAACAACACCAAAAACTTCTCCGTTGTTGCTGTGGGTAATCGCTTGCTTGCCATCAATCACTTTGAATGAGCCATCGCTGTTCTTTGCGTACACAGGCTTTGATACTGCTTCAAAGTTGAAGAGTCGGCGTTTGACATCTTCTACTGGAACGAATCCCTCGTAGTGATTGGACTCTTCACCTTGCTCTTCGGCTCGCCAATGCCAAGCCATTCCACGCTTCAGCGTGTTTCCAATCAGGGTCATGCGGTTCAACCAACCGCTTGTTTCTGCTGACATGATATTGCTTCTTTCTCCGCACTCTGGCGGTGTTTGGGTTTAGGACATTGATTCAATCAGATGTTTTGTCTTTTTGCAACATCTTCTTATTTTCTTTTTATTGCAAGGGATTATCGCCATCCCTTGCCGAGGTCACGGGCGTTCTTCCAGATACTGGATGACTCTGGTGTCTCTGATTTGGTTGCGTGAAGTTGTCGCATCACCTGCTGGCGAATCATCGTGTTCATCGCTTGGGCAAGTGCTTGTGTGAACTCTGTTTCTGACAACAAGGACATGACAATGTTTTTGAAATCAAAGTTCTTGATTTCATCTTGAACCATCTCTTTGAAATCCATCTCATCAATTTCACTTTGTACTGCATCGCTGAAGTCGTGCTCATCAATCACATCATTGACGATTGCTGTTACTTCGTACTTCAATCTTCTGTCATCGTCTAACTCTTCAATCTTTTCTTCCAAGTCTGCGAAACGAGACTTAGTTGCGTTCTCAATTACTGCATTGAGGTCGTAGTCTTCCAATGCTTCTTCAATGACTTCATGTGCATTGATTGTCCATGCACTAAGTTTCTCAACTTCTGCTTCAAGTGCATCAATTCTGTTGCAAAGATTGTTGAGCCACTCTGGTGCTTCTGGAACAATCTCTTCATCTCGTGATTCTGAGTTAGACACATCTTTGAATTGAAATGGATTCAAGTTGTCAAGTTCAATGTGAGTTTTGTAAATCTTTTCTGGATTCACTTTGGTGTAGTACTGCAAGTACGAAGACATTACAGAAACTCGCATTCCATTTGGCAGTCTCAACATCTCCCAACCTTCAACAGAATCGCCTGCATCAGCAAGTGTGTACGCACCATCAATCCACTCTGCTGGAAGAAGTGTTTTTGTTCCTGATGTCTGTGCTGGGATGAGTAAGTCGCTGTCACCAGTCCAATGAACAACTCGTACATAGAGTCGCTCATTCTCTGGAAGGTCATCTGCGATGTTCCAATCGTTTTGATTATTCATGTTCACTTTCCTTCTTTCGTTGTCCATTGGGTTTCAATTTCATCTTTGATTGCGGTGGTAAATGTATCCCACATATAATCCGAGTTCAAACATCCAGCGAACCATTCCAAATCTTCTTTTGGCAATGCGGTGAAATACTTTGCTTTTTCTGTTTCATCTTTACTGAAATAGAACTCTGAGTTTTCTTGCAACTCTTGTTGAATTGCATCTGGACTAAATGCGATGGAGTTTGAATAATTCAAATCTCCGTAACCGCATCCTTCAAGCATTGGTCGCAATGGTTTGCCCATCTGGTCTGCAAGTTCCAGAACATCACCATCGCCACCTTGAAAGATTTCTTCTTGGTCTTGCTCTGAGAGTTCATCTGTATCAACGATGACACAATGCTCAACATAGAGAATTGTTCCAGATTGTTCACAAATAATAATCTTTGACATCAGCGCACCACCACATCGTATTCAGTTACATAAAAGTCTTCGTGACTGACTGACATATGTCCGTTCATCAATCCCTTCAACTCTTCAACACCACCAGTTGCATAGAAGAAGATTTCTTCATCTGGATGTCCAAACACATCGCCAACTACATCTCCTTTTTCATTAGTGACTTCATCACCAAATGAAATGTAAACATAATGGTCTGTTTTTGCTTCATCATCCCAGTATCGGATGGTTGCATTCGCACCTTCTGGTTTCACTTTCGCTCCTCTGTTTGTTGGGACTCTCATTCAATCAGATTGGAACGGACATTACAACCTTTTTCCATAGAAATGCGAAAGCCCCAGATGCCACTCACAAGGAAGGCATTATCTGGGGCTCAATTCACACCAAAACCCAAATTGGTGTGGCATTACCTCTGCTATTACTCAGAGGCTCGCTTGGTTACCTGTCTAACGAAAGGAGGAAAGAAAACAGGCAACCAATCCTTTACCAAAGTGCTTTCACATACTTGTGTGTCTCTTCTGCAACAGCATCTTTGTGAAATGGGTCGTGCATTGATGAGCGAAGTGTTTCGGCAACATCAGAACGCACATTGGACAAAACATTGAAGTACGCCTGACCGTACCTCCACGATGGTTTGAACTGGTGGTAGTACTTCTCAACACGCTCCATGAACTCTTCGTATGAAAGTTTCTCTTTCATTGCGCTCCCATCAAGTACGCAACAGCGAACTGAACTGCATCAAACAAATCGTGCGTTACATACAAACCTTCTGCACCAGAACTGTCATTTGCATCAATCACTTCAAACCAAGGATTGCTCACATAAACAAATCGCTTTCGTTCTGTTACAAACTCATCAAGCAATTCATCAGTAGTGATTCCCCATTGCTCCAAATCGGTTGCATTGTAAATCGCTCCGTAATTGTCATGACCTTTGGACACGATGTCAATCTTCAATGTTCCTTGAACGCATACTGCAAGTTGCATGGTTGGGCTTTGTGCAAACACAACTGTCTTGTTTGCATTCCCGACATACCATTCAGCACCAGCACGAGACAAGTTTGGTGGAACATTCCAGATGACTTGTGGGACATTACGAACATTCCCACCTGTGACAATGATGTTTCCTGTGCTCATTCTTCTTCTCCTTTTGCTACATCAAGACAAAGCAATGCGACACTTCCATCAGTATCCATTTCTTGAATCGTTTGTCCATTCCATTCAACATTGCGATATGGGTACGCAGTTGCTCGCATGAATGGTTCTCCATACACCGAGATGTTGATGTCCCATTCTCCACCGCCAAGTGCTTCTGGAATGGTGACACCTTGCCACTCATCAAAGTCATCGTAAAACACCTTCTGTTCACGAATCGCTTTCTCTGCCAAATGCAATGCTTCTTCTGTTAGGTAATTCACTAACTCTTCGCTTTTTGTCATGAACATACTTCCTCCAAGTATTCCAAATCAATGTTGAATAAAATGACCGTGTGACCTTCTGGAGCGTAAAACTTTACATACGCTCCGTCTAAATCTTCTTCCATGTCTTCATTTACATTACAGACATATTTGAGTTTCGCAACATCCTCGTCACCATAAAACTGGTTGGTGTTGAGTGCTGGAATCAACAAATCTTGTGCAACTAAATCGGGGCGAATAATGTGTGGCATTAGAAGTGGAAATCCCAAATCACGGCGTACTGGTTTTCTGGCTTGTCAGTAACACGAGTGCGAAACGCTTTCAAGTTTGCGCTGTGGTACTCAATGTCAAACACTTGTGTTTGGTAGTCGTAACCCTGCGGTTCAGCAAGTTCAAGTGCTTTCTTTGCTCGGTACACCGCCAGATAATCATCACCAAAGTAATCCTTATCATCTGACTCGTTTTTCTTACCGATGGCTACAAGTTCGGAGATGGTGTAACTACCAACTTGTTCAATGAATCGTTCAAGGTCTGATTCCATTGAATCTTGCCACAGTTTGATTTTCTTCTCAAAGAGTTCTTCGTTGCCTTTGTAACAGAGAATGTTTGAACCATCAAACTCTCCATCCCATCTTCCACCGATTTCACTCCAGTCTGACCAAGCATCCTGAGCGTATAATTGAACGAAATCAGTTACTTTGTTTTCTGCTTCTGTCTTGTCAGTTGCTTCAACTAACAAAATGTGTCCGATATGCATGATGTCTCCTTTATTGGGTTTGGGTTTGCTTAGACAACTTTACAGGTGCTGGAAGAGAAAGCAACGCCTCTTCCAACATTTTTCCAATCTCTTCCTGAACAAGTTCTTCCATCTCGTAATGAACTTCTCCAGTATCGTCATTTGACATTCTCTTGAAGATGTCAATCCACTTTTCATCTTCTGAGTTTGCAATGTCAATGAACGATTCAAAGAACTGACCGCCACGATAGTGAGCAGTCAATCCGTAAAAACCCATGCCCATCTCTTCATATGTTTCAATGAATGCGAGAGTTGGGTAGAGAGTGCTGATGTACTGCCACAATGGTGAACAAGGTGACCACGCAGTTTGATAACTAAACTCTGCGTAGTTTCGTGTAATGAGGTTCTGGTAAATCTCTGCTGGTGACCACTTAGTTCCCCAGTTGGCAATGTTCCAGTCGTACCAATCTTTGTAACCGTACATTACAATGTTTTCTGCTTGTTTCTTCTCGTGCGCTTCTTTTTCTGGGCTACCTTCGGCGTACCATCCTGAAACTGTGTTTGCCAATGCATCTGGTGTTGGGTGCAGTCTGGTGAAATCGTAGATTGATTCATCATCCGTATTGCATCCATCAATTCTGACCCAATGCAAAAAGTCCGAAAGTTCGGTTGCATCTCCAACCACATTGATTGTGTTGTTGCAGTAATTAGGCATTTTCCTCTTCCTCTTCTTCTTCTTCGTAGATATCTACTTGGATTTCCATGTACTCCTGTGTGCATGGGTTTTCGGTAACAAAGTATCCGATGCGATTGATGTAATGAAAGCCACTCATAATCCATGTGCCTTCGTCACCATCTACCCATGTCCAAATGTTTGCATCTGGTTGTTTGGCAATGAAAGCCAAATCTTCTCCATAGGTTTCAAACATCGTGCCATTCCAACCCATGTCACCATTTGGGTTTTGAATTGGTTTGAATGTTGTTTCCCACAACTCCAAATCCTTTTCCATTTCTGTTGTGATTCTAGCCATTACTCCTCCTCCTTCAAGAGTTCAACCATTTCGTACAACACTTGTTGTAGCACCTCGTTACCCAATTCCACAACCCGTTCGTGAACATAACCTTCAACTTCTTCCATTGCTTCAATGCACTCGGCTTTTGACCAATGTGGGTACATTGCTTTCGCATCTTCCCAAGACCACTTGACTACAACTTCACTTGCCATTGCGCTTCTCCTTTGCTTTGAAATAAAAAGTTGTTTGAATTACTCCGTATGCGATACCCATCCACATATAAAGTGTTTCTGTTTTGAATGTGACTGTTACATCTGCAAGAATTGACATTACAGAGTTTCTCCTTCTTCAACTGCTTCTACACTCTGAAACTCACGAGTTTCAAAAAGAAACACACCTTTGTCTGATGCGTGTTCTTGTGCTGTGAATGAACTGTCTGCTTCAATCTCATACACATCAGTTTCAATGTATGTGTAATACACACGGTACTTCTGGAGTTTCATTAGAACTCACCTTCCCCTGTGATTGAGAAATAAAGAAAGTTCCACACTTGCTCGTTTATGGTTTCGTAACCACCGCTACAGTCAAACTCAGCGACTGCTTTTACCCACTCTTTTGAATCTGCTTTCAATGGTTCATCATCGTCATCCGTAAAAAGATTTGATTCCCACCATGAACACGCAATCTCTTCGTCTGGGTTGAGTTCGCTGAGTAACCCAATCACCTTGCTTACCTTCATGTCTTCTCCTTTGGTTGTTCGTGTATGGAACACTACAGACATCTGAATGGAATAGCAACCACCATTTCAAACTTTTTATCCAGCCTTACCCCGTGTGGCTTTTCCAAGAAACCCGTTTGCTCTGGCAAGCATTACTCGCTTGGCTGATGTGGACTTAGAGATACTGAATGCTTTAGCAACAGCCTCAATAGGTGACACTCCATAGTTCAATGCATCTTTGTAGATTCGGGCAACTTCTTCCAGAAGGTCATCTGGCAATGTTGCGCCACGCTGTGCGCCTTTGAGTGTTGCTTTGAAATCTGGTTTAGGAAGAATACTTGCGAGAGCATCTTTTGCTAATTGCACGATTGGTACTCGTCTGTAAATCTCCACCGTAATGGTGTTGTTATCAACTGATGTAATGCCGACACCTGTGAAGCGAAGCATTCCTCCAATTTTTGTGAACTTGATATTGACATCAAATTGCTGTTTGGTAACTGGGTCAATCCATGTGAAAGTTTCTGAGTTCATTGTTTGTTCCTCTTACTGCGAAGGTCTTTTCGCTTTCGTGCTGTAGTACCGCCCCAGATACCTAATTCGTAATTATCTAATGCAAAGTTGAGACAACTTTGTTTGACAGAGCAGACATTACAAAACTGTTCAATAACAACTTTGTAGTGACCACCAGCAGAACCTTTTTCTGGGAAGAATTGGTCTGCATCAACTCCTCTGCAAGCACCTTTCTCCATCCATGTCATTGGTTCACGAAGAATAAGTGTTTTGCGAATCTCTTCTTGTTGATTGATGTAAATGCTCTGTGCTGAACTCAAACTGCTTCCTCCATTTCCCAGAAGCCAAAGCAAGCACCATCGGAATCTAATGTTCCAAAGGTGCATCCTTCTGGTGCGATTGCATCCATCACATTGAAGAGATGGTCTACGAGAAACATTTCTTGTTCCTCGTCACGGACTGCTTTGGGGTCAATCATTGCGAACAGGACATCGTTCCAATCGTCAAGGATTGCTTCTTTGATTTTTGGGTCGTGTTCCCCGATGACTGCAAGGAAGGCTTTTGCCAAATCCTCGGTACGGAGTGTTCCTTCAGAAACGATGGAGTTTACCCACACATCTCCCAAAGGCTTGATGTTTTCGTAAGACATACTTGCTCCTTCTGTAGGAGCATCACATTACAGGTTCAGAACGGAAGTGGCAACTCTATTCTGAGTCTTTTTTGCCGTGTTGAATCATGGGCAAATACTTTTCAGGAAGGGTACTTCCACCGCATTGGTGCATCGGTGGGTAATTAGTTTTCACATACAAAATTACTTTGTGGTCACACCAAGGACAAAGATATGTCGTACCTTTATTCACTATAAACTCCAATGCCTCAATCCACCGTTATCAAGTAAATACTTGCTCACTTTTAGGTTACAGTCAAGTGTTCTCAAAAGTTTGATTCCACCACCACAAATGTTCTTTGTTACGGTCTGCCATGAAGAATTGACCTGTAGCAAGCCACTATCGTATGAGCCGTTCTTGTTCAATGTCCAAATGATTTTGCCATTGGCATTCCACTTAGCATTTACTGCATCTGGGTTGCATCCGCTTTCACGCCATGCAATGTACGAAAACACCTGCACAGGGAGCAAACCGTAGTCACGGAATGCCTGCTCAAATTGAGGGCATCGCCTGGTTTTATCTGAAGGGATGCGCTTATCTTCAGGTTCTGGAATTGTTGTAGTTGTAGTTGGCACAATCAAGTAAGGCTCAACTGAAATTGGGTGCTTTGGGTAAACAGATTCTGGTGTATTTGCTGTGCTTGGGGACATTACAGAAAAGATGGAGGCGAGAACAAGATTCCCTGTCAGCGCAACCGTTTTGAGTATTTCCGACAATCTAAGCATTCATTATCCTTTGTTCGGGTAATAAAAAAGCCCCATCCATTGAAGTATGGGGCGCAAGGCTCGGTATGGGGAGCACTACAAGTTTACACCAAATTAGCCTTCTAGCAACCTCTGGAGCAGTATTTTTAGGTCAGGAAGTTCTTCTCCTATAAGGGGAATAATATCTACATCTATTTCATTGCGTAATGGGCGTGTTGTGTGAGCCCAATCACAATCATCACAAGCACAGCCTTGACGAAAGCGTACAACTGTTCCATGTTCAGCAAGATTGTTTGTTGTGTCCTTCTGTAGCGGTACACGCTCTTGTGGTGTTAGTCCACCCCACACTCCATATGTTTCTTTTCTTCCTATTGAGAGACACTCATCCCAAACAGGGCAGACATTACAAACTTGTTTTGCAATGAGATAATTTATTTCTGGAGTTTGTGCGTCAAATGGTGGAAAGAAAATATCTCCATGCATTTTTCTGCACAGAGCATCCGACATCCATTCGGGAGTTTCTATCACTAGTGTTTCTCTCGGTACAAAACAAGAGCAATGATTGCGTATGACGCTAGGTCAATAAGAGAATCTTCAATTCCTTCGTTGCGAAGTTTGCTACCTTTCGCTGCGGATTGCAGACGAATCACTTTGTCGTTTGCACGAATGAGTGTTCCAACCCAAGCAGGTACTCCCCAGTCAGTTGATGCACGAACATTTGCAAGAGGGTCTTCACCTGTTCCGTAATCACTACCTTTTTTTTCATGCATCTCTCCCAACTCTTGGAGTATGCGATAAAACTCTGGGTGTCCTGTTCTGTCCACGATTATTCTGCTCCGTTTTCTGTCCACTCTTCAAGACTGTCCATACCGTAAAAAATTGGCATTTCCAACCTTTCTGCTTCTTTTATTTCTTCAATCGCTTCGTAGGCTTCAAACACCAGAACAGCGTCACAACGCTTCATTACTTGAAAGCAATACTCATTCCAAAACTCTGTACTGTTGGGGTACTTTTGATTCCAGAAACCACAGGTAAGCACAGGAATTACTGGTAGACATATTCCAGAGGTGTACAACTCTTCTGCTAGGTCAATAGCATCTTGGTAATTGTCATCTATATTGTCACGGTGATATGGCCCAACAACATACACATGAGGAAGAAGAATGTGAGCCAAGGTTCTCATAAACTCTTTGTTTACTCCTTCTACCATGATGTCTTCGGAGTAGTTTCTTAGAACGAAATCCCCCATTACGAATGCCTGTTCATATTAGAACGAATAGCCATGTAGTAGCAAGCAAGTGCGAGAACAATGAATACCTTTGTCATCACTTTTCCTGCAACCACTTCAGACCATTACGAAGATATACGGTGGCATAACAGAACGCCATGAATATAAATCCGTATTGTTTGGTTTGGATGGCAAAAATAATCCAAAGCAATTCATTGACTGAAAGAAAAAAGAATGCGTGGGCGTGTTTTTTGCCAACATACCACATCCCTGTAACGCCGAAGATGGCAAGCACCCACGACCATATTTGTTCACTCATTTTGTACTCCTAATATCCGTATTAGGAGTACATTAGTACAGATTTACTTGTCTGTACTCCAAGCGTGAACTGATTGAATCAGAACACCCAAAACATCGTCAGGGTTTTCATCCTCATTGACCAAAGACTGGCAATAGGTGGAAGCGGACTTAGCAACACTTTCTGCTTTTTCCAACTTCTTAGCCATTGATTCAATCATCTGGCGAAGGGCTTGCTTGTCATCGTATGCACGAGCAAGTGATACCTGTAGGTCTTGAATTACTGCAAACTCAAATGACTCCATAAAACCTCTCTTTTTAGGTTATACACAAGCGTACAACCTATGAATGGTCTTGTCAAGCCTCATCCGATAGGTCAATGACATCCTGATACATACGGTCAGTCTGCTGGGCATTCAACCCACCTCCAGACAGTTGCCTCGTAGATTCCCCGACTGCTTGACCAAATATACGACTAAGCACCCCACTGCTTCCTCTGGCTTCTACCTCTAAGCGCATGACATCACGAGTATCCGATATGTCTTTGAACTTCTCTACCAAGTTGAACAGGCGTTCTACCTCATTGGACAACGCTGGGTCAAGACCTTGACCTTCTAGTTCTTCGGCAAAGCGAGCGAACAATACACGGCTCACTTGCATCTCCAGAAGAGCCCTCATCGCAGCCTGTAACTGGTCTTTAGTTTTGATTTCTACAGGCAACTTGAATCCACATTCTGAGTTCTCCTTGAATGCAGGACATCTGGCACTCAAATAGCAACTATTACATTGTCTGAAAAGACTACTTTGGTACTGAATTACAGGTACTTTTTCAATACCTATTTCTTCAGATTCTCCTTCTCCTGCAAGGGTTTGCGCTAATGGAGGAGTGTACTGCTCAATACCCATTACTGGTAGCAATACTTTGTCACCCTCGTGCCTCTTCTCAGACCCCCTAATAGTAATACTTGTACCCCCTGAAACCACATTTGGTGAAGTAGGCAAATTACTCAAATAGTTACTATTATCTTCATTTTCCGATAGACCTATTTCTTCTTCATCGTTGTCTTCTGATGGGTCATAGACCCCAAAAGCACCCTGCTCCCATGCTTGCCAAGACTTGATTGCCAACTTCGCAACTTCAGCGTTATCGTCTTGAACTATCTGTTCATAGTCAATTCCTAAACGAATAATGTCTGCTCGGTGTTTCTTTCGGGCAGAATCTTTTTGCTGTGCTGGGTAACGGCGTAAACCGTGACCATCCCATACTTGTGTTTCCCCGTAGCGAACTGCCGATGTCCATGAACCAACAAGAACAGAATCCCAAGGAAGGGATTCAATAATCTCTGGCTTTGACGACAAACCAATGAGTTTGGCATCCCACCTCTGAATGAGGTTTCGTATTCTGGAGATAGTTTTACCGTTTACAGCCTTGTCACTAATCGCAGCCCGACCATATCGCTGGCACAGGTAGGCAAGCCTTTCCATGTCATCTGGGTCATTCCATACTGGGATGTACCTCTCATTTAGCCATGCACCGTCATAATCAGGTCTTCCTATGATTGCAGTTAGGCTTTCGTAATGCTGGCGAATGAAATCGTCATAGCGAGTAACATCTTCATCATTCTCGGAAGTGTAAAGAATTACCTCGTTCCCACCGAACATTACAGATAAATCAAGTTCTTTTTTCTTGGGAACAGCCAAATGAGTCAGATTTATAGCAAAGCGAGTTACACCAGCATTCTGGAGAAGCGACCTGTGGGATGACTTTTCGGCATTAGCAAAGTAAATCTTCATTCTGGCTCTTTCGTAGTCCTATACAGCGACTGTACTTCAATTTCACGAGTCAGGTCTGTCCACATCTGTTTTTCACGAGGTTTATCCTCACGCCATTCTGGGCGAACAAAGTTAGGCAACCCAACGAGAAGACATGGGATTGCTTCTTTCATAACGAGGGTTACTGCTTCTGGATTGGTATCTACATACCAGTCAATCTTTCCATAGGCGGCGTGAAGAGCCTTTACACGGTCACAAAGAGCCTTAGCCCCTGTACCACTTGCGACATCAACATGAGCAAACTTATACCCTTCACGCTTTGCCCACGATTCCAACATTTCTGCTGAAATACCATTATCGGCAAGAAGAATAACTCTTCCGTGGTATCGGGCAAATAACGCCTCATACAATTTTTGACCATCTGGAATGGGTTGTCGTGCGCCTGGAACTTGTGCTTTGTCAGTCTGTGCATATGCTACGACATCAAAAGTAACGATAAGCATCAGTCGTACATGCCCAACGCTTTACGCTCTTGTGTTGCTACATAGCCAGAACCTACTGGGCAGAAATGACAAAGGTACTGCCATTGTTCTTTAGGTACACCGACTTTGCGACCAATTGTTTTAGATTCGTCTTCCCAGTCAATGCAACTTCCTTTAGGCGCACCATGTCGCTGAAAACACTTAAGTGCCTCTACTTTGAGGTCATCACGAACTTCACGAACCTCAATCTCGTTCTTCATCAACTCTTTTTTGATTCCAGTCTCACCATCAAGGGCATCATAGGTGGCTTGGTCACAACGGAAGATTTGAGACATGTGTGCTTCAGGGGCAGGATTTTGAGCACGAGCAAGGTGCATCTTAATGATTTCCTGCAACTCCATGTCATTGTCAGCGTTACCGTCATAATCACGCATTTTGTGCATTGTTCCACAGGAATTGCAAACTAGAAGTCTTGGCATGTTGTACTACTTTCTATGAACTTGTTATTTGCTGTAGTCTAGCAGTTACTTCTTACCTTTTTTAGACACAGCCATATTGTCCACAAGGTTTGGGTAGGGGCGACCAGCAGACTTAGCACGAGCCTTTGCCTCTGCTTTTTGGTCAGGAGTCAATTTAGTTGATTTCTTTTTAGGGTTTGGTTTATCCCAAACGTCTTTTTTAGAAGCCATTATTTCTTCTTCTTTTCTTTAGATTGACCTGCTTCGGACAAAGCGATTGCTATTGCTTGTTTCTTATCTACAACAGTTGGGCCGTTCTTAGAGCCTGAACGGAGTTCACCGTGAGCGTACTCTCTCATTACTTTTGCTACTTTTTTAGCACCTTTTTTATCAGCCATTATTCCTCTGGTTTATCCATTGCGTCTTTTAGTGAAGAATGAAAATCTGTATCATTGGCTAGTTTCCAACGAACTTCATCATAGTTTACATCTTTCAGGTCAAAGATGTCAATCTGTCTTGGAAGGTGACCAAAAGAAACAGCAAGTTCGTGCAGTTTTTGGTCTGGTATTTTCTTCAAGACATCAAAAACAGGTTTGTTGGCGGTGCGCTTAGTCATCTCATCATTAGCGTCAGCAAACAATCCTTTTTTTGCTACAGATGGATGGAACTGTTGCTGTTCCCCACGTTTCGCCATTTTCTTACGGCGAAACTCCGCCATGTCAATGATTTCGCCCACATTACAACCTTTAGAGGCTAATTACTGGTTCAGTTGCCTCAGCCATTGGGCTCTTTGGGGTAATGCCGTACTGAGGTGGAGCAACAAGACTGCGCTTGATTGATGTACTTTCGTCTACCTCACCACCACGACTTGGGGTCAGCGACTTGTATGTACCATCCATGATTCCCAAGCGGAGGTCTTGGTTCTGTGAGCGTGAAGTATTTTGCATATCAATCCTTATCGGTTGTGGGCAGATGCACCCATTTTATCATCTACGGTTTTGTGCATTTCCTGCTGTAGAAATAACCATACCTTCAATGTTTCCAGCGTTCATAAAACCAGGTGCTGGAGAACCGTCACCACCGCCACCAAAAGTGTTGTCATTACCTTGGAATGCATTGGCTGAAGAAGCATCATTGATAACTGAACCAGTTTTTGAAGGCTTTGCAGGAGGTTTAGCAGCAGGCTTTGGCTTTACAGGTTTAGGAGTTCTGTTTGGGTTACGAGTTCCATAGGCAGGGTTTTCAGCCTTTTTCTGCGCTCGTTTTTCTGCTGTTGCCTTCTTTTGTTCATCGGTGCGTGGGGCTCTTGGGGCTCGTGAAGGTTGGGCAGGTTCAGCAGAACCACCCATAACACTGTCACCATAATTTTTAGCGGTGGTTTGTGGAGCAAAAACAGTACCCTGTGCGTTTTGTGGTGGTTGCCAGTTATCGGTAACTCGTGGTTTACTGACCGCAGAGTCACCATAATACTTACCTGTGTCTTGTGGAGCAAAAGTAGTATTTACAGGAGGGAGAGCGCCAACAATCTTGGTAATGTCATCGGCGTTAAAACCACCGCCACCGCCACCACCGCCTGAACCACCACCGCCAGTATTGCGGTCACCATATCTGCGGTTCATTTGGCTGATGCTTTCAAAGGCATCTGGGAATGGGCTTTGTGCTTGTTTTGGTCTTCTCATAGCAGACCAGTCACGCTGAGTACCAGCGTTGGCAGGGCTAAAAGGTGCTACCTGTGGGGCTTCGCCTCGGTTGATACGCCCTGTAGCGTTATACAAAGGAGTTGTATTTACTTCACCAAAGCGGTTTGTAGGCATGTTCTATTATACCCACAGACTTTGCATTGAGTATCTACCACTACCACCGTAGGTATCGTCATTCATTTGTGCTCGGCGGAACATTACAGGAGCACCAGAAACCCATGAACGGTATGTTGGGGCGTAACGGTCTACAGATAGAACATCCATAACACCAAGTTCTTGTTTTAAGAACCCACGACTCTCTGGCATTAACTGCTGAGGAACAACAGGGCGAGTAGCACGGATAGTTTCTGGGTCAGAAATAGCATTCTGCAATGCAATATCCACCAGCATCTCTTCACGAGATTGCCAAGGTCTGCGAGTGCGCTGGTTATCTACAGGCATTGTTACTGACCGTAACTTGCAGGAGTTTGTTGCGAGGGTAGCAACTCACTACTATCTGTTTTGTCACTAAGTTTACCAATGTCTTCTTTATTATGTTTGTCTGCTAACTCATCACTGCGAGTGTCACCGCCAAAAAATTGACGACCAACCTTACGGTTTGGGTGATGTCGGGTGTCTTCTCCGTTAGGCATATTTACTCCTCGTAATAATGTGCTGTGCTGTGTGGGTTACTGCGGTCAGGCATATCTATGTCAGTGTTGTGGGTGTATTGGTCACGATACATCTCATCTACATCTCCGTGGAACCTTTTCACATTTTGTATAATCTGTTCCATTGAAGCAGGTGTACCATCAAGATTGGTTCCAAAGTGTTTATGCATTTCACCATCTGTCATCGCCTCAGCCACAATTCCGTGTGATTCCGTTTGTGGCTTTAAATACGTAGGCATGCTCTTAACTACTCCTGCGGTAAATGAAACTGCGTTAAGGTGATTGTCACCTATTTCGTTATTACGATGGTCACGTGCCATTAGTCTCTCATTTCTCTTTCGCTGAATCCAGAATCTGGGGTTAGACCGTCATTACCACGAGCATCTTCCATCGCTTCGTAAGCATCACGGTCTTCCTGTTCCATCTGCTTTTCACGCATTTCGTTGTGCATATCCATAATGTCACGACCAACACGGCGACCCATGTGATGACGAGTGTCTTGTCCTCTAGGCATTACTTAATCGGCTTTCCTCTAAATGATGGATTGTTGTTTTCATCCCATGAGAATAGCGGTTTCTTTTCTACTCTTCCAGTACCGCCTTTAGCCTTATCAATGAGGTTACGAGGGGCAATGTCAGACAGACGGGCTTCTTGACCCGTGTACTCAGGTGTGTTTGGGTCATCCAAGTCAGGATTTCCTGGTCCACCAATCATTGCATCTTTAATGCGAGACATCATTGAAGGCTTTGCCTTCTTAGCACGATGTGCATCAAGACTTACAATGCGAGCACCGTGATGACGGGTGTCTTCACCTTTAGGCATTATGGTTGCTGAGTTCTTGGATTGTTAGTTGTTGGGCGACCTTGGCGTGTTGCGTTATGTCCACGAACATGTGCATTTCCACCAGTTGAAACAGCCATACCAGGACCATCAGTAGTTGCGTTTCCACCAGTTGAGATAGCCATACCGCCACCACCAATGTTGCCAGCGTTGAAAGAGTTGTTACCAAAGGTGTTGTTGTTACCTTGGAAAGCGTTGTTGCTTGATGTGTCGTTAATGACCGCACCATTCATGCTTCTGTTGTAGTTCTTACTGGTGTTTTGTGGTGCGTATGTGTTACCGCCACCACCGCCTGAGCCACCGCTTGGAGGAGTACTTCCACCTGCGCCACCACCAGTTGGAGGTGTTGGAGGAGGGAAACCTGCACCAGGAGTTACATAACCACCACCAGGAGGTGGAGGTGGAGGTGTTCCACCGCCAGAACCAGATGTTGGGCGTGGAGGACTTGGAGGTGCTCCAGCGCCAGCAGTTGGTGCTCCACCTTTACCGCCAGAACCTGAAATCCATCCACGAATACGTGAACCAAAACTTGGCTTAGTTGGCTCTGCTTCAGGAGCAGAAACAGGTTCACTTGCAGGCGCAGACTGTGGTTTTGGAGTGGTGTCTCGGCTACCAGTTTCTTTCATGTCACGAAGTTTGCGAATGCGTTCAGCGTTAGCCTTAGCCTCTTCAGCAGTTCCGTAAACAGGTTCACTCTTACCAGACTTGTCAGTGTTCAAAATAAAACGCCGACCATCACCTCGTGGTTTTGGTGAAGAAGTATCGGGAGCAGAATCTTCATCAGAAGAACCATAGGTGATTACACCTACATCCTCGGAAGATTCTGACTTTCTTGGGCTAATTTCTCGGTAGCCTTGTGCTGCCAAATCGTCATATTCTGTTTTTTGTTCTGGGGTTAGTTTGTCATACCCAGGTGTTGTTTTCTTAGCCTCTGGCTTCTTGGTGAAGCGGTTAAGGTCAACAGTGTTACCTGAACTATCTGAACGAGGAACTTGTGGAGGGACAGTAGAACCCTTACCAGCAAGTGCGCTGTCATCATTAACTACTGGACCACTTGTTGGAGTTCCTTTACCCTTTGGCATCCCACCATCATCGTTAACTACTGGTGTAGATTTTGGTGTTGGCGTTTTCTTATTAGCACCTGGCTTCTTGCTCTTAGGCTTTGCCTTTTCCTTTTCAGCAGTCTCGTTCATGCGCTCTACTGCGGCATCAGTTGCATTCTTTTTCTTAGCAGTAGGCTTCTTAGTATCTTTTTTAGTTGCCACGGTGTCTTCTCCTGACGAAAGTAGTGGTGATGTGCGCCATGCGCCTTCTGAAACTAGTTTTTTCTTGCGCTCTTCATTAGAAGCAAGGGCTTCTGTTGGACCAGCCGCTTCACGCTTTTCTTTACGGTCAGCAAGTCTGCGACCTTTAAGTCCTGACGCTTGGTCTTCTGCGCTTACTGCTTTACGAGCAGCAGAAACAGCATCACGCATTTCCTTTTCTTCTTCTGGCAATTTATATTCGCCAGCAAGAGGACCACTAACTACCTCAGCACGACCACCACGACCACCTTTTGAGTAGTAATTCTTATCTTTTTTAGAAGCCATGATTATCTCCAAGTAGGGCGAAGCGTTTGCAAGGATGCACGGCGCTCTGCGTCAATATAATCTTGGTTAGGTTGGTCCATGACACGAGGAATGCCTTTAGGTCCAACTTTACCGTCATTCGTCAATTGTACAGGAACTGCGCCTGGAGGTGCGAACTTCCTACCTTTTGATTCATATGCGATACCAGTCCACATATTGAACTCATCAGGCCAAATGTAATCGCCTGGATTGATTCGCTCACCTTTGTGTACTCCACGAGAGTATTGACGAGCATTCATTCGGCTTAGTGAGCCAAGAATCTTGTCCTGTCTACGATTAGACGACATTGTGCCAAGGTATCCATCTGGATACGTGGTGTCTTGTAATGTCCTGTAACCAGCAAGTTGGTAATCCTTGTTGTTACGGAAAACAGGAGCAGGGCCAAATTGCGCCTGCGTAGCAGCGCCTGGAGGGTCGGAAGGACTATTCCAATGTGTAAATGCGGTTTGAGAAGAACCAGCCATCAGCCATTACCAGCCATACCTGCATTCATACCCGTGAGAAAACCACCTTGTGCGCCAGCCACAGCAGTGATTGGGCGTGGTTTAGCCTTTTTAGTTGCTTTCTTCTTCTTCTTTTTAGCAGCCACTAGTTATACCAACCGTTCCTATATCTTTCTTCACGCTCTTCTTTTGGTGGCATTGGTTTTTCTTTTTTAGGGGCAGGCTTTGACTTTTCTTTATTAGGGGCAGGCTTTGGAGGGTAACTGTTGTAGTCATCCCTCTTCTTCTGTGGACCATACGGGTCGTTTGGACCACCAGGACCATTAGGACCGCTACCACCACCAGCGCCAGCAATCTTCTTTTTAGGTGGTTTTTGTCCAGCGCCACCACCACCTGTGCTTGTTTGTGGGGCAGGTGGGTAAAACTTTTCGTTTATTTCACGAACACCTACTTTGCGAGCAGGGTTGTGACGAGTGTCTTGTCCTCTAGGCATGGTTACTTCCTATCTTGCTTAACTTTAACTTTTACGCCACTCTTTTTACGAGAAACGCCAACATCAAAACCATCGCCATCGTAAGTAATGGTCCCGTAAAGAGGGTTACCTCCAGCAGACTTGCTCTTATCTCGCTTGTATGAAAACTTTCCAAATTGGAATTCGTTCATAACTAACTCCAGCGTTGGTCAAGCCAAACTTTGATTTTTCCAGCACCAGTTGGTCGTGGTGGGCGAATAATGGCAACACTATCCTCACCATTTGGAACAAACCGTGAAGATGATGGATTATGCATAGCATCTACTTGTTTGCGGTTTGCACGACCACCATATACTGGTTCACTGTAGACTTTAGAAGATTTGCGAATGTATCCCATAATCAGTAAGGCATATCCTTATCCATGTCAGCCCTCATTTTGTTTTCTTTTTGGCGGTAGGCTTGTTCGCCTTTAGCACCACCTTCAAGGTATGCCTTCTCACTTCTTTCTGGTTGAATGGCAAATGGGCCTGTTTGACTACGAGCAACTGATTCGTTAGTCTTCATGCGGTCTGTTTCTTGCTTTTTAGCAACATCAAACGATTGTCCTGCGGCTTTTGACTCAGCCATTACTTTAGGGCTGTTTACTTTTTTCAAAGCCTTTGCAGACTTCTTCTTATCCTTAAGAATTGCTTTACCTTCTGGGGATGAAGGCTCATGGTAAGTGGTGTATTCAGCACCAATCTTTACACGCTTACGGGCTGTATCAGACTGAAGGATACTTGGACCACCATTACCTGTAGAAGCAGCATCACGGTCTGCTCGGCGCTGGGTCATTGCCTGTGTAGTGTTGCCACTATCGTCACGAACCGTGTGGGTGTCTGGCTTTGCGCCAACTCGTGGCTTATGTGCGCCACTGTTTGCAAACGGGGTGATACTGTTCACCTTGTCACGATTAAACCAGCCCATGTTTTACCTCACTACGGGTTTGAAGGATATAGCGGAGATATTCTCTCCATTCTCTCCAATAATATCATCAAAGCCAATAACAAAAGATAGGTCAATACCACGTGGGGCAACAAAGCCTCTTGCAATGGCTGAGGCTTTAGCGGCTTGGTTCACAGCGCTTGCGCCAATGGCACGAATCTTAGGCAATTGACCAGCCACGATTGAACGGGCAAGGATAGAACCCACGCTTTGGGGGTTACTTGAGCCTGATACTTTCAGGACATCTTCAACTTTTGTATTCAGTTCTTGGGACATATTGACTCCTAGTTAGGTAAACAGTTGTCCCAATAATATCATTTATACGTAACCAGCATCCTTGAGCAACTTAAGCATGTCTTCTAACGGCATAATTGCATAGGATTCACCAATTGCAGCAGCACCTTTTCCTGGTCGCTTTACCACCAGCAAAGGTACTCCACGCTTTAACTTGGAAGCCTGCTCCACAGTGGCATTGAGCCATTCGCTTAGTTTAAAAGACTTCTGGTTCTTGCATTGGATGGCAATCTCTTTAGGAGGAATGTCACGAGCCTGAACTACTCCGTGAATATCCCCAGCATCGTTCTCACCAGCGAGGGCAGTACGGCGAGCATTACAGAAATCTTGCTCCTTGAGGTAGTTGACAATTAAGGTTTCAAACGAAGTGCCTTTGGCTTTGTGTTTATTTCCCATAACCTAACTCTTCCATAATCCTTTTACCTTTTTCCGTAATAGCGTAGACACCGTTAGGGTGACCTACCATGCTTAACCTGGTTTCTTTAGTGGCAAACAAGAAATCTGAGCCAGCCAAAGCACTCACATAACGGCGATGGTTGTACTTACTACCTTCATCATTCATGCCTGTAAGTTCCCCAACTTCATCTGCTGTTAAATCCTTGTGGTCATAGAAACAACGCAAGACAGGGTAGTAAGGGGAACTTTCAGTAAGCGTTCCAATTATTTGTTTCTTTGTTTGTTTGTGGGCTATTCCACCTGTGTCAAGTAGGTTACGAAGACGGACAATTTCTTCAGCCGCTTCTACGCAATCTGCCTTTTTGGGAAAATTCCCACGAAGCCTCTCAACAATATCTTTCATTAAGGGGTGAACCTGTGTTGGCGAAGTTCTTTACCTGACATACCAATACGGCGTGACAACTCACGAGAAACTACCTGAGCACCACGCTCGCAACGGTCAAACACTGTGTCTACCAGTTTTCGGTAAGCACGTTTCTGTGTGTAGATTTCCAACTGCTCGGTAATCTTTGGGTCAATGTCACGCTTGGCTTTAGCCACGGTAACCAAGTCACCCTTGGTCTTGTTTCCCCACTGCTCAATCAAGATGGATGACTGGAGGTATTCAAACTCGTTACGGGTGCGTTCCTCAGCAATCTCAGCCTGAACAAGTTGTGCTTTGGCGTAAACCAACCAAGCCATGAAGTCGGTGTACAACTCCATCAAGTCATGGTCACCGATGTCTCCAATGTTACGAGGAAGTTCTGGGAGTAGTCCTTTTGGCTTTTCTGGTAACGGGAAGTTTTGTTTGAACAGTTCCATCTCTGGATTCATCGTCTAGTCTCCAACATGTGTTTTTATAAGGACAGTATTTGCAACCATTGCATGTGGGTTCTTCTGCCCACATTGGTCGCATTGGTGGAATGTCTCCGTTCAATGCTGACATAAGACGCTTGCAATTGTCAAGCATTGGTTGCACTAATTCTGGGGTAAACCCAACTACAAACTCTTTAACTTCTTGTGTTGGTTTCCATTCGTACAAGAAAGTCATCTGGTGAATGCCAGTGCAATACATGTACAACAAACCTTGCCTAATGTGGCTTGGGAAAGGCTGGCGCACTTTCTTCCACATACCATCAAGTGTTAACTCACCTTTTTGGTATTGCTTATATAAGTCAATCGCTTCAAACCTAAGAGTCCCCATACCAATTGATTTAATCTCAATAAGTGTTCGGCCCTTCTTGTCATTGACGATACCGTCAGCGTGACCAAGAATGTGGTGCTCTTCATTTCTAATTGGTACTTCACGATAAATAGGTTTAGGAGTGCCACATGACGGACATTTCTCTGGGCTTACTGCTTCCCATTTATGGTTACAGATGTCGCTCTTACATTGCCACAGCCCCTCAAGAACACCTGCATTATTTAGCCAGTCCTGCCACTTGGCATGAATGTAATGTCCCTCAGCAAACACGTTCAGTCGTTGGAACGAGAAGTCTTCTGGGTCTTTAGGATGCTTTTTAATTGTGTACCAATTAGCCCGTGGACACCAATCTCGTTTTGCTAAGTCACTAGGGTGAATGTGGTCAGTATCTCGTGTTGATTCTCTAACATCACGGTCTTTAAGAATTTGCATAGCCACAGTTGGAAGAATACGACCATCCATAGTGAGTAACTTTTTGTAACTACTTAGTTCACTCATCAATCATCTCCAGGAAATCGTCTTCAGGAATAACAACATACCGTCTTCCACCAATGTCAAACTGCAATACTGGAAGTCTGTTCTCAATGATGGCTCGTTCTCGCAACTCAACAAGGTCAAGAGCCTTGATAGTTATTTGTGTTAATCCTGTCGTGAGTTTGTTTTCAATGAGGAAACTTTCCGCACGAACATCATTCTTGCGAAGCCAACCAGCACCAGAGCGAGCATTACGGCTTCCCTTGTACGAATTAGCGGTTCGCTTCTCTTGTTTAACAGACGCTTTATTAATGTTCCTTCTGTCATCTGCTGGGTCCTTTCCTATAATCCTCACCGTGCCACACCGTAGTGTGCTTCAACTTTGGCAATTAAATCCTTCTGCATATCAAGGTCTTCACGGAATGCGTCAAGCATCTTGTCTTTACCTTGCCAGCGACCTTCCCCAAATGAGTAGTACGCACCAGCACGAGTAATGATGTCTACCGCAATACCAATGTTCAACATGTCCTTGAGAGTATCGTAATCACCCTTCGCAAACCCTTGTGTTTGGGCAAAATAGAAATCAATGACAGCGCTTTGGTTAGGGCGATATGTCTTGTTCTTGAGTGTACGAGCCTTAATGGTCTGCCCTACTACTTCATCTTTCTCTTTCAACCACTCGTCACGCTTTACTTCAACACGGCAGAAGTATGCAAAGTTCTTTGCAAGACCACCTGGGGTAGTACGTGGGTCACCCCACATAACACCAATCTTTTGTCTCCACTGGTTAATCATCAAGCCAGTGCAGTTGCGTTCCTCCGTAATAAGTGAACGCTTCTGAGCCTCTGATGACTTACGGAAAAACTTAGATGTAAGACGAGCACCAAGACCTACGGTGAACTCTTCCATCATCTTCTCGGACTCATCATCTGGAACAAGCGCAGGTAGTGAGTCAATAACAATCATGTCAACAGCACGGTTAGCCATGACGTTGATAACCAAGTTATACGCCTGTTCCATAATGTTGGTTTCAACAATCCACAAACGGTCTAGGTCAACACCAATTGACTCTGCGTACTCAGGAACAAACTCTTCGGCAGCAATCCACAGACAAATAAAGTCTGGGTTAGTTGCTTGGTTAGTTGCAATGGTTTTAAACGCAAGTGCAGTCTTACCAGAAGACTCTTCACCAATGATTTCACTCCATTGGTTTACAGGCCAGCCACCACCAAGCATCAAGTCATATGACAAAATGCCCGTGGAAATACGGTCTAATTTGCCACGGGTTTCACTACCCTTAACAATTGTTCCTGCACCGTATTGTTTGTTTACTGAATTAATGATTGAAGACAGACTGTCCCAATTGTTTTCCACTTGTTCTCCTATACCCAGTTAGATTGTTCACCTTGGTCGTAAAGTGAGTTCCACCCACATTCAAAACATCTTGGTGCAGGTACTTTACCACCTGCTGATGCATTTGAGCGACTAAAAACTTTATTACCTCCACAACGTGGACAAGTTTGATTTCCGTCTACACGATGTGCTTCTCCACCCTTCCAATTCCTAATAGCACTGCCCATATCTGTTTGACCATTGGGGTCAACCTGCTGTGCCACATTAGTTTGGTGCTGTAACGGTGACTGCATCACACGCTGTTGTGCTTGCTGTTGTAATGCTGGAAGCACCACACGTTCTGTAGGCAATGACCTACGCTCTTCTTGGGGTGCGTTGCTTAGTTTTCTATCCCACCAACTACTCATTGTTCTTCCTTATTCTACAGGTGATATTAACGCAATAACTTGGTTTTCTAACATCTTTTGTACGAGAGCCATACCAAATGCTACTAGTACCCCCTTGGAGCCTTCAAGCATAGCAGGGGGTGGTAATTCTTCATCATCCATTGTTTTGGACAACACCTCAGTAAACCATTCTACTGACTCTTCAATCTCATCATAGATACCAAAGTCATGTAGTAATTCCCATTGGTCGTCAATAAGTTGTTCTTCTAATTCCTGTACTTCTTGAGAAGGTGGAGTCATCCCAACACTTTGAGCAATCTGTTGTCCACCAGGAAAGGAAAGCATCAGGCAAAAGTTTCTCTTTTCTGCAATATCGTTCATTTTCCTTTTGCCTCCGACCAGTTCGTTGCTGCATGACAAGACACCTTAAGTGTGACTCCCATAATACTCCTATCGTGGCCCATAGCAGTAACTAGGGTGGACATTGCAGAGTTTTCATCTTCTTCTGGGGCAACTGCAACAAGTTCGTCATGTACTTGTACCAGCATCTTGGCATTAGTTCCTACAAAGGCTTTGTTTACGTCAATCATGGCTTGCTTACAAATATCTGCGGCACTTCCCTGAATGATGGCGTTAATAGCCTGCCGTTGTGCTCGTGACTGTGTGAACGAGTCTTTGGACAAAAGGTCTGGAAGTCTGCGCCTACGACCAGTCAAGGTAGTTACATACCCAACTCGTGCGGCTTTGGTAATAGCAAGTTGCTTCCAACGTGTCAGTTCTGCAAAACTCTTATAGTAATTATTCAAAATTTCCATAGCATGCTCATCGTCAATGCCTGTAGTACGGGCAAGTTTTGCATAACCACCACCGTATGCGGTAAGAAAGTTTACTCCCTTACCAATCTGTCGTTCTTCTGATGACACTTCGCCTACGGGTTTCTTAAATACAGCAGCCGCAGTTGCGGCGTGAATGTCCTCGTTGTTTCTAAAAATGCGAAGCAACTGCTGGTCTTGGCTAAACATAGCCATTACTCGGAGTTCAATCTGGTCATAGTCAGCCACAAGCATTGTGTACCCATCTGGTGGAACAAACAAACTACGAATAGTTGAATCTCGTGGGATGTTCTGCAAGTTCGGGTTAGACGAAGACAAACGACCAGTTGCGGCTCGGTGCAAGTTAAAAGACGGATGTAACTTACCGTTGTTCAACTTAGGCAAAAGACCATCAACATATGTTGACTTCATCTTTTGGATTTCCGCATAGTTCAACAACAGTGGGATTAGTGGATGCTTATCTTTTAACTTCTCCAAAGCCTCGTTGTCTACAGACGGAGCACCCTTGTTAGTTTTCTTAGTTGGTTTAAGACCAAGCCCACCTGCTCGTTTACCCGTAAACAAATAGGTTTGTTTGTCCTTGTTAGAGTCTGGGTTAAACCCAGCATAAGAGTTGTCCACAATGTCTAAGAGACACTCTCTAATCTTGTTGTCTAACTCTTTGCGAAGCAGTTTAAGTGAGGCTGTGTTTACTGTAATGCCCTCATCTTCCATCAGCATGAGTACACGAAGCACTTCCATATCCTGTTTAATTGCAGGCTGGAGTTCTTCATGCATATTAAGTTTTGCTCGTAACTTTGAGTACAGCATCCATGTCCAACGAGCATCTAAGTGAACGTACTTAGCCGCAGAACTAAAGGGTACTGTGTTAATGACAGCACCAAGTTTTCCTTCTTTGGCGTAAGCGTCATGCCCACCAAAGTTTTGAGCAATTAAGTTGGTTAACGAAAATGATTGAGAGTTCTCATCTTCCAGATGTTGGAGAATCATTGTGTCAACATATGGGCCTGGAGGTAACTCTCCGTAATACTTCTTTATAGAACGAGCGTCAAACTTTACGTTGTGTCCTACCTTTGTAAGTTCACTAAAGAATATAGGGCGAAGCGCTTCAAACACTTCGTATTTAGATAACTGTTGTGGTGGTTCTGAGTACACGCCAGGAATCACATACTTGGCTTTAGCCATTGACTCCTTACCGCTTACAGTTACCTTGCGATATCCAGGTGGTGGAATGGTTGTACCATCACCACGCTCTTCTGGAACAATAATCTCGCCAAGAAGGTGACCCATTGGAATAGCCCATGAGCGACCATACGTAGCAATCCCAATCCAAAAGACTTCGTTGCGTAACGGGTCTAATGCCAAATCTTTGAGGTAACGCTGGCGAATTGCTTCTGTTGATGAAGCGACAATAGAGTCCGTAGGGTTCTTGAGTGTTGCGATGTGGTCTTTGCACTCTTTTGTAAAAAGTGCATTGATATCATCATGGCGCTCAATCACCCCACGGGACTCAATGTCAAAGGCGAACTCCCCTGCCTTTGTAACTACCTCAACAAGTTCATGCAACTCTTCAACGGTGTGTACCGTTTGTTGCATGAATCCTACTGAGCGTCAAGAATGTCTGTTGCTACTTCCAACAGTTCTGTGCGAGTAGGAATCTTGATAATGCTTGGGTCGTAAGCATTATTCTTCAACACCTTCATAGTGTCTTCGTCAAATGCTTTGAGGTTCCACTCTTCAAGGTCACGCTCACGCACCATCTGCAAAATGGTTTGTGTCTGTGCTCCCTTACCAGTCTTGGATACTGCCCAGTAGTTCTTGGACAAAGGTCCTTGGCGTGGGTCAAGGTGGAAGTTCTTAAGTTGGTCAATCAAACGAACGCCAACTTCAAACGACTTAACAATTGCTTCTTCTTCGTTGCTGAGTACAGCAATGTTGAATGCAAACTTGGTGCTTGGGCGATTGCCTGCATCACAAAGTGGGCAACCGTTTGGGTCATCGTGCAGACAAACAAATGACTTCTGGCCTTGGCGACCATCAATCCAGTGTGTGCGGAACGATGCATACGGCTCGTCTTCCAAGAACTTAATGACTTGTGTGTCTTCAGTTACCTTAAATCGTTGTGCGTATGGAGATGCTGCTTCTTGTACACGGTCTGCTGCACCCCAACCACGCTTAATGGTTTTAGATGCAGTAGGTGCGCTAACAGCCTCTGTTTTCTTCGGTGTGATTTCTTGCTCGTCATCTTCGTAATCGTCATAATTTGACATGATGTACCTTGCTCTTTCAGTGTTAATTTGACCAGTGTTCTTTTATGTGTTTTTTAAAGCCTACCCAATCTGCACCTTTTCCTCGTGGATTGTTGAGTCCAAAGTGTTCAACTGAGTAGAGCAATAACTCTACCTGCTTCTTGCTGTATAACCTACGCCCTTTCAAAGGTTTTCCAGGAATTTGTTCCCCATCTGGGGTAGCGGTTCTAAATGAAGGAGTAGGTATAAACCCACGTTCTTCCCACTTCCTGATGGTTCCTGGTTTCCTATCTAGGGCTTTAGCCACCTCACCTACGGTGTAGAAGGCTGTCTTCTCTCCACGAACCGTGTAATAGGTTGCGTGAAGAAAAACAAATGGGTCATCGTTAACTGCTGGTTTACTGCCTGCCCTGTTTTTGGGCGGCTTCTTACCAGGGTAGTTAGGCAAGTCCCCAAGGAAATCGTCTATGCCTTTAATGCCCAAGTTTCTTTCTCAACATAAAAGGTTTTAACTTTTTCTTGAATGTCTTCGTCATTCCAAGCAAGACCAAGCAACTTGTCCTCACTAAGAACTTCAATCACTTCTTTAACTGTATCCCAGTGACCATTCTCTTTAGCCCATGCTTCAGCAGCACTGGTATTGAATGACTTGGAGATACGGCGTTCACGCTTAAGTTCTACATCACCAAGGTCAATCCAGATGTTTCCTTTTTCGTCTGGCTTACCATGTGCGACCAACATGTCTGTCAATTGTGCCTTAAGAGCGTCTGTTCGTTTTTGGGTTTGGTCAAGTAGCGACTTGTGGTTTTTATAGTCTTCAACTACTCGCCGTGCATGCGCTTCATCAAATTCTGATGCTGGTGTTTCTCGTACAATCTTTGCCATGTTATACCTCGCTGTTTGTTAAGAACGAAGACAGTGCGCCTAAGTTCAGTTGAAAGTTTCCCTTACTGTCGTACCCACCGTCAACAAAGGCTTTATTGATGTTTCTCTTCTCTTGCAACATTTCGTATTGTCTTTCCTCAATACTGCCCTTCATAACGAATGACACGATATTAACGTGTGGAAACTCAGATGACAACCTGATAATTCTGGCTTCTCTTTGGTCCAATTTTCCAGCACTCCAAGGAAGGTCATAGGAAATCAAGTAGTTAGCCACGGGTAAGTCTACGCCGTAACCACCAGCATCAGATGACAAGAACAGCCTTGTGTTCTGGTCTGTAGCAAATTGTTGCTTGGCTTTATCTCTAGATAAAGTATCCATTCCACCCATAAACAATACGCTGTTAGTAAGGTGTTTAGTTGCTTCTTGAATAAGTTTAAGATTGTTCTTAAAAAATGAAAACAATACAATTTTGTTTTTAGGGTCTTCATTAAGAACATCTTCAATGTACTGAAGTACAGCATCTAACTTAGGAGTGTTGTACTTACCTGAAAGCATTCCACGAGAAATAATGTCTGCGGAATAGCGACTTCCTCCAGCAGTCTTATCATCCATAAACAAACAAGCAGATATATGTACTAATTGTGGGTTATCGCAGAACATGCGAAGAGTTGTAAGTTTGGACATAATGTCACCTTGTGCATCACCTGCACCAGCATTACCGTAGTAGTTAGCCCACAAATCAAAACTACGACCATGTTGTGTAACTGCTTTCTGAATTGCTTGTAACAACTCTTCAGCAATTACCTTGTATGTTGCTGCACCTGCTGAATCAAATGGAACAGGAATGAAGTGGTTAATAACCTGGGGTAACTGGTCTTGAATGTCCTCACGGGTTTTACGAACCATTACATCTTTCATGCTCTCATGTAATGATTTGAGGTTTCGGTATCTGCTTGGCTTGCCAAAGTGGTCACGGACAATAAAGGTTCGGTCAAACACTTCGTACTTACCCAATACTGCTGGGTCAACAAACTCCATAATTGAAAACAACTCTTCTGGTCTGTTCTCAATTGGTTGACCCGTAAGTGCAAATCTGTAATGGTACTTTTTACCTATGCGCTTGATTAACCTTGAGCGCTTGGTTCTTGGTGTTTTAATCATTGTTGCTTCGTCAACCACAATGGCATCAAACTTATGTTTTTCAAAATCTGCAAGGTCGTTAGCCAGTGACTCTGGGTTTACAATTACATATTGAGAACTCAATGCTGTACGCCACAGTTTCTTGCGAGCAGCAACAGTCCCATCAATCACAATAGAAGATGAATCAGTAAACTTTTTAATTTCACGGTCCCATTGATATTTAAGAGATGACGGAACAACAACAAGAACTTTGGTCACTTCTTTGGATGCCAACAATGTTTCTAGTGCGGAGATGGTGGTTACTGTTTTACCAGCACCCATCACAAGAGCAAGAAGCATTTGACCACGGTCAATCATCAACTCGGTGGCCTCTTCTTGAAACGGATACAACTTACCCTTAAACACTTAACCACCAGGGAAATACTGAGGCGTTTTTAAGTGCTGTGATAATTTCGTCTTGAGTCATGTCACCGATGTCTTTTGCGTTCGTGTGTGCGTAGTGTATATATTTTATACCATTCCTGAAGGATGGTAGTTGCTTTTTAAGCCTTTTTGCGGAGTCAATACCTGCATCGTCATTGTCCATTGCAATGATAAGAGTGTCCACATGGTCTGAAAGAATCCTAATCTGTTCTTTACTAACCGCAGCACCAAAGGTAGCCAAACCACGAACACCGTTAGCAACTGTGTGAATACGAGCAACGTCTAACGGGGACTCAACAAGAACCGCAGTCTTCTTGTCCAGTTTGTCAATACCGAACAATGTCGCAGATTTCTTTACACCAATTGGATAGTTGCGAACCTTTGATGGTTCTTTCTCTTGCCAGCCAAGCAACTCTCCCATTGGAGAAACAATCGGCAAAATCCAAGCCTGCTTCTTTTCGTCAAACCTGATGCCATACTTTCGTGCAGACTCTCGGTCAATGCCACGAGTCCATAACCAATCGTCAGATGGTGCAGAGAATGCACTAAACATCTTCCAATCAACTTCTGGCTTTACTACCTCAACTGGTTCTGCTGTGAGTCTCTCTAACCCAGTCTCAATGAGAAAAGAATGTACTGCAATAATGCTGTCAGGTTCACCTGTCAATTCAGAAACAAGCGTGGACAAAGTTCCTTTAGCACCGCATGAGTAACAAATCCACAAACCGCTACGTGCGTTCATGGACCATGATGGTGAGTTGTCTGCTTTACCTGTGGTCTTTTCATGCACAGGGCAACACGCAGAAATCTCTTTCTCACCTACACGCTTTACCTTGACACCTAAACGTGACAAGACATCAGCAATGTCAGTAATACCAGTTGTCCCTGTCGCTGTCATCATTCTCTCCCTCTTCTCCTACTTCTGTAAAGTCCATGTTGTTCCAGTCCCAGTTAATTCGGATTTCTCCAGATGGGGCAGAACGAGCAATAACTACACGAATGATTCCTTGGTTCTCAATGTCTGGGTCAGACTCAACAGCAAGTACCAAGTCAGAGTCTTGAGCAAACGATGAGGTGTAACCGATTGAGTCAACAGTTACTCTGCGTGACTTCTTGTTACCTAACTTCCACGAAAGAACCTGTGTAGTACCAACAATTGGAATGTCAGCATTTTGAGCAAGTCGCTTTAACGAACGAGTGATGTTAGTCAAGGCTTGTGGCGAACCTTTTGGTTCTCCCTGCTCGTCATCCATGAGGTACACACCGTCAACAAACAAAATGTCTGGTTTGTATTCCTGAACTTTTGCCGCTAGTGAACTTACTGTAGTAAGTGACGAGGTGTCTTCAGTAATGATAAATGGGTGCATGTTCTTGCGTAGTCGCAATGACTCACGCACTTTTTCAAACTCCTGGTCAGAAAGACTTGCTCTCAAGATATTGCTGTATGGAACTTTGGCAACAATCGCATCGTAACGTGCGGCTTGTTCTTCAGCCGACATTTCAAATGAAACAAACAGTGGTCGCTTACCGTGAATGTGGGCAGCGTTAGCCATCATCAAGGTCATCAATGATTTACCCTTCTTTGCTTCACCAACGAATGTAATTAACTGTTGAGGGCGAAGACCTGAAGTAATGCGGTCAAGTCCGTTAATCCCAGTGGGGATACCACGCAGAGAGTTTGGCATCTTGCGAAGTTCGTCATACTTTTCTAATCGTGCTTCCCAAGTCTCAATAAGGTTTACATCTCGTAGGCGAGCAACATCTGCTCCAGCCTTTTGAACGCCTGCGGCAAGCAACTTAAATGCTTCACTTGTATCACCAGCGTTAAGTGCAGGCATCGCTGCTGACATGGCTTCAACAAGGTTGCGTTGTCGGTAGCCAGCGTAGAGTTCATCAACCAATGCAGTGAATGGTTCTTGTTTGGCATCAACTACTTTTACTTCACCAAACTCCAAACTGAGCGCACGTTCAGTTGGAACTGAACCATGATTACGCCAGTAGGTAATTACCCATGACCAAATCTGGCCCCACTCTTTAGTGAAGTGGTCGGCTTTTACACCGTGCTTTAATGGGTATGAAACGTCTTGCTCATTGATTACTTTGCTGATTAAGAGTTGTTCTGCACTAGCCATCAGTTATTCCACGCAGTCTTTGATGAGACTACGGTTGCCCTGAGTCCAATTAATTTGTAATGCTCTTGGTCTGCAACATAAATCTGAGTGATACCACGATTGATGCTGAGGTCATAAGCAAGTTCTTTGATGTCTTGATATGCAACCACGTTTGTTGAAATCCCCTTTTTGAGTAACCACCTGTCTATCGCATCAGCGACTTGAGGTGGAAGCAGTGTATAAACCTCTGTACCTATTCCCAACCTGTTTACTGCGTCACTCAAAGATTTTATGGGAAGAGTATTTGGTTCCCACAGACGGAGGTACGAATCCCATTTCTCATTGCGTAAATAATAAGATGCCTTAACTTTTGCCAAGCCTTCTGGAGGATTAGCAAGCACACCCTCAAACATGGTTGCTTGAGAACGAGCAGTAAACGAAGACAGGTCATTACCTTGCATGTTGACTAGTCCTGTAATCCTTTCCTTCAAACGGAATCTGAAGCGTTGAGTCTTGAAGAATTGATGACAAGCGTGGTCCGTAAACTTTTGCTAAAGATGCAATGGTGTATTCGGAAGTAACGATAGTAATCAACTTCTGTTCATACCGACTGTTCAACAATGATACAAGAGCACCTTTTGTAAAATCAGTTTTCTTCTCAGCACCAAGACCGTCAAGCACCACAATGTCGTAAACCGAATTGAGGTACTTAAGCATGTACTCATCGCCGTACTCTTCTGGCAACTCCCCGTCATTACGAATCTCATCGTAAGAGGCTTCAACAAACTTTTCGGTAGTGATAAAGAAACCACCAACTTGTTTAGTTGCCAGTAACTCTGTCAACATTGCAGAAGCAAGGTGAGTTTTTCCTGTGCCAGTTGTTCCGCATAAATACAAACCTTCTCCGTTTGTACGGTTGTCATCAAAGTTCCCCATCCATCCACGAATGGCCTTGACAACACCCCAACTACCAACTTCTTCGTTGTAGTTTTCTAAAGTCTTATCTGCATACCTACGAGGAATGTGTGCGTTGGATACACGCTCTTTTGGTTGGCGGTTGCGCCAGTAACGAGGACCATGCCAATCAGTCATTAAGGTACTTCTCCAATCGTGGGTCAAACTTCATCTGGTCTTGTGCGGTCTGCACTGTACTGCCCTGAACACGTGCGAACAACTCACCTCTTCTTGCAGCAAATGCTCGCCACGGAGTTTCTTGTTCTTTTAATGGTGTTCGTTTAATATCATCAGCAAACAAGTCAATCATTTGGTAAATCTGTTCATGTGTTACCGAGTCTGCAACCATTGTGCTAAAGATTTTCATCATGGCTGGACCGTTAACAGGGGCGTTTAAAGACATAGACATACCAGAAGTCCTATCGTGAAGGTATGCAACTAAATCTTTAAGGTTCTTCTTCTTTGTTGGTTCAGCCTTCGGCTTGTCTTCATCAGCGCCGATTACTTTGACATCCCAGTCATCGTGTTTCTTTTTCACTCCGCCTCCAAGTTTTTAATCTGGCGCATCCACCTAGGGTCTTGAAGCATAAAAGTAGGAATTTTTCTATCTTTCTTTTTGGCTCCCTCTAGGGAATGATTAGTCTCTATAGATTGGGTGTCAGGGGTGACACCCTCCGAGGGTGTCGCTGGTGACACTAGGGGGGTGTCACTGCTGACACTATGGGGGGTGTCGCTGGTGACACCCTCCCTGGATTTCGGGTTGTTAAAGTCAACGGTGTACAAGTTTGTTTTGTTGTTTCCAGCCGAGGCTTTACGAATAGTTTTTCGGAGCACCCCAGCAGACTCAATCCGCTTCATGGCACGGATAATCGTGCTCCTACCCAAACCTGTCTTTTCAGCAAGGTGGTCGTAAGACGTAGTGAATTGCTGTGTGTCATTGTCCATGTACTTCAAAGCGTTTACTAGTACGCATAGGGCTACTGGGTCGTTTCCGATGTACTCCATGACCCAACTTGGAATCGGGATAAAGGTTCCACTGAACTTTGCCATGTTTGAATTTCTCCTCTTTGTGTGTTAACATTTGGTTATGAGAAGGACTTCTTCCTTCTCTGCCATCCCTGGTTTCCCCTTTCTACAGGGTTGGCTTTTAGGATTGAGGGTGGCAGGGTTTCCTTCTTTGACCTGCCACTCTCTCCTATAACTGTTTGGTCTGAATAGACCCGTCAGAATAGACTGTAATCTGCATTACAGGCTTTACAACGGTCAAAACCTTCTCCATGCGTGGGGTAGACACTACTTCAGGTTTTGGCTCATCCTGGGGCTTCCTAGTGGCCTCTGAGGGGGTATGACCAGGGTCTACCGCTAGTGGAGCAAGCCCATTGGTCAGTTCCAAGCATTCAAGGTTTCGGTCACTTGCCCCAAAAACCAGTTCTTTGGTCAGTTCCGTAGGTTCTCCAGACTCGTCTGTATCAAACAATACAAGGACTTTAAGTGTGTTCTCTGAGATGGTTTGGGCTTGTGCAAAAGCATCTTCTACAAGATTCTCCATGTGGTAGACAATCAAAGAAGCGTCAAGAACTGACGGGTGTACTTTTCCTGTTGAGTACACAATGAATTTTTCATTGCGAGTAATAAGCCAGTCAAGGACTCGTGCTTGACCTGCGGTTGGTTTACCTGTCCAAATGACATGGAAGCAAGTTCCTTGTGTGTCGTTCAGCCCAGTTTCAATTACGTTTGCGGAAGCGTTTCCTGTTCCACCGATTAAGTATTCCATGTTGTTTCCTTATTTGATTGATTTTTTATGTGCCATATCTCCAGTTAGGGTGAGTAAGCGTAGCAGAGTGTGTACTGCTCCTGCAAGTGTCGCTACCACTAAACCTGACAACCATCGTTCATCAAAAGGAACAATAAAGATTGTAATGTAAGACAATATTGTTCCTGTAGTCACTTTAACCCAAGGCATTACTTCTTTTGGTAATAATGATTCAATAATTTGTAACGCTTTGTAAACGGCTAATGCACAGATTATGTAGTTCATGTAAGTCCTGGAATCCAATCGTAAACAATCTCGTAGTCAATGTTTGTGTCAAGTAGCATGGTAACGGGTAGCAACTGCGGAATCAACTTTTCTATAGCAAGTTCTGTCTTGCCTTTGTTAGTTGAGTATGTAGAGTAAGAAGCATATTGTGCTCCATCCCACTGGGAATCCGAAAAGTTATCTTGGTAAATAAATCCACCAAAGTCTGAATCACCATTAAAGAATGTTCCATAAGTTTTTGGTTCAACCATCCACTGGTTTACCAATACAGAGTCATTTGCATCAAGTGCGTAAATGAGTACTGGGTATGCCATAGCACTAGCACTATCTGGCATCAGAATTACACGGCGTTCACTTGGTGATATTTCAACAGGGATTAAATTGTCTGTCTGTTCATCTGTGTTCCACTCAGTCCAAGCGGCTGATGCTGACCAATATGAACCCCAGATATCGCCATCACCATCAACCATTATTGAGTTCCAATAGTCAATGTCATTGTCTACTGGTACAGCAGTTTTTGAGACAAGGGCAAATTGTGCAGAAGCAGAACTTGCATTTGTTACAAACAAACCACCTTCAACAGATGCGTAAGTGCAAGATGCACTTGACGAACTGAAATCCCATTTTTTAGTTCCAGATGTAACAACAAACTCAGAGTCAGCAATGAGGTTTACTTTTTCTGCATACACACGAAATGTATACCGTGGTGAAGAGTAGTTCTCAATAATTTCTACTTGGCAACCAGTAACAGCAATTAAATATTGTTTGATTGCAGACAATGTTCCTTTACGTTGTCGGTAGTATCCAATGTCTTGAATTATTTGTCGGATGCGAGAAATACCAATGTCATCTGGTGTTACTTCCAGCCCAAACATGTCTGCAAGTAGCGTAAGTGATTGTGATTCAGTTACGTTTGGGTCATAGTGTTGCATTACAGAATCAAACAAAGTTCGTGTTCTGTTTAACTCAAAACCAAATGTGCTGAGGTATCTTTCCAACTGACCACGGTCTAGCCCTTGTGGGTCTAGGTTGCGCCCATACGTGTCATTTACACGGTGATGAGTAGGTATGCGTGACCAAATTTGCTCTTCGGAACCATAATTATATGGAACAAGTTCTTGTAGGTAAGCCACACGTTCGTACCAGTTGACTGCACTGATTCCAGTACCACCCTGGTTCCAATGTAAGAACATTGAGTAGTACGCCCATTGACCTGTAGGAACACCATTATGTTCAACTGAGTAAACTGAGTCGTATGAATACTGCGTTTTGATTATTGCACCGTCACGAACTGTTTCTGGTGGTCCAGTTGGCGAATACACAATAACAATGTCAGTAACTACCGAACTCTCACTTAAGTTTTCTTCTGCTGGTGTGATTGTAAAGTTTGTCCACTCAAGAAGTACTGAAGAGTAGGAGTTAGAAATTGCTGTAAATGAAGCAGTTGTTGTTAAGTTTTCTGTAACAAAAACAATTCCATCGGAACGTATTGCTGAGTCACTGTCTAGTCTGGTAAGACCAGTAGGTGTTGTGGTACTAATACCACGAACATAAGAACCAAACGGGTTTGCATCTGGACTTAACTCTAAGTCAGTCCTTCGTACTCTAAAGGATACTCTTGCCATAATTAAACGGTGATTCCTCCGCTAGAAGTAATAACAATGTTCTTTAACAAAAGAAGAGATGCTTCTCCAGAACGCACTCCAGATACAACAGGGTCCGAGCCAACTACGTCAATAACATCGTCAACTAAACCAGTTGTAAATTCTTGTACAGTTGTGTACTGAACTCCATCTACGGCAAGAATTGTTTGGTACAACTCTCCAAGTGTTATCGTTTGGTTGAAATCAACATTTTCAAATGAGAACATGTCTTTAACCGCAAGAGCAACATCTTCTTCAATTGCATCACGAACATAGTTAGGCAACACACTTAAAGTAAATTTAATAGAAACTTCGTCAAGTTCAACTTCAGGCATTACGACCATGTTTACCCCCACCATGCTTCGTGGGTCAATGTAATCGTAAATTGTGTCTCGCACTTCTGTATCTAATGCAAGTGGCCCAGTAGTAGGGTCAACAGACACGGTTCCGTCATAATCGTTAATGTTTCCCAACGCATAGATTTTTACTTGAGCGTTTCTAACATAACCATCAGAAACAGATGCTGAAGCAACACTTGCTGATGCTAAATCATAGCGAAGTGTGGTTCCACTGCTACCTGTTTTTACTACATAAGTACCATTGAATGTGTCGTCAATATTGAACACTGCGATTGTTTCTCCCACAGAAAAAGTGTGTGAAGAATCGGTAGTTAGTTGTGCAACACTTGCTGACAATTGTTTGTTTGTAATGCTTACTTGTTTAGCAGCAACATTATTTAATACCGCTTTTGCTTTAACAACACCAGAGGTACGAAGTGTGAGGTCTTGGTAGTCCGTCAATGACACAGCACGGTCTTGCGACCTAAATGAAGATGTAATGTTTTTACGTAAGATTTCAATGCTTTCAGGATTTGCACCACCAAATGCTTTAACTGTGTTTGGGATAATAACAAGACCGTCATACCCTGCACCAATACTTGAATCTAGTGATTCAAATTCAGTAATGGTATTAGCGGATACGTTTCCTTCAGCGCCTCGTGAAGTCCTGTAAGTAACAGTAATTACAGAGTTAGTGGTTGGTACTTTTCCGTTTGCGTTGTTACCAAAGGTAAGAATCGTGTAGTCATCCGATGTAATGCGTGTTGAATATACAAGGTCTGTTCCAGTAGCATCAATCAGTCGCTCAATTTGAGAATAAGAAACAGAAGAGCCACCAGGTCCTTCATTTACAGTAACTGTAATTGACCTACCTACTACGTTTGGTTGGTTAAGAATAATCTGTTGATTTGAACCATTAATGCTTGTGTAGGACTCAGTATAAATTTCACCCTCAGTAAGTGGGACTCGGATGTTTCCGTCTGATTTTGAGTACGTAACATAGTTAGGAACATTTGTTCCACTTACGTTTATAGCAATTGGTGCTTGACTTAAAAAGATAACGTCAGAATTATCATATGGAGATTTACCAACAAACCTAGTATTTCTAGGAATAAGAACTGGCGCTTCATCTGTGCAGATAGAATCAGAAGGATTAATGAAGATAATCGCAGTTGCGTTACTTACTCCTTGTGCTTTGTAGTCTAAGAGGCTTGCTAAAGCCAAAACGCTTGACCGTTGTGTAGCGGTTTCCAAAAATGCTTCCTGTGCAACCCTGTCAAGGTAGTAGTGGAGTGTGTCGCCAAGGTATGCCCATAGGTCAACAAACACCATGCCAAAGTCCGTTGCTTCACGAGATGTCCATTCGGGGATAGTTTCTGAAGCACGTGAAAGCAGGTCTTCACGAATAGACGCATAGTCCCTATTGGTATAGTCAAATTTCATCATAATGGGGCATCCTCAGTTAACTGGAGTGGATTATTAATTGTATATGTAGTGGTCTTTACCATGTTTGTATATGGAAACTGGTAAGTAACCCTAATCCCAAGACTGTTTGGAAGACCAGTGGATATGTCTCCCTGTTCTATTTCCTGAACATCTATAGAAATAATGGTTATTGATGGTATTAAGGTGCGTAGTTCAGCAAGAGACTCCATCTTAAACTCTTCAAAAACAAGTGGGTCAAACGACTCAAAGAGAAGGCTGTAGGAGTTTGAGCCAAATAACTGACTCATCGGGCGTTGACCTTGTTGAGAAAGTAGATATTCTCCTATCTGCTGTTCAACATTAGTCTCAACATCCAATACGGCTTCTGTCTTTCCGTACTGATTAATTTGGAATGGGTATTTAAGAATCATAAGACAGTCATCCTTGTGGGTTTACATTAAGAATAAAAACATTAGTAAAAGATTCATCATCAGCAGTTACAACTACTTGTTCTCCGTTTTGTGGCATAGGCCAAACTCCATCAATTTTCTTTCTACCAATTTTAGAAATTGTTATTGATTTATCATTACCAAACTTGGTAGGAATACGAACCCGTATCTCCCCAGTCTCTGAGTTAGTATAAGAAACAATTGCTCTGTAAATGTTAGTAAACATAAGCCATCTCTTTTTCTGTTACCCATCGTGCTTGGATTAAATTTGATTTGGGAGGTTTCTTATACTGCGGCTCGTTTATAAATGTTCCAGCAACATCAATTGTTGAATCTGTTTTAATACAAAGTTTTGTAATGTAGTGGTCTGTGTTAATAGAGTGTTCAACATTTTCTACAATCCAGTAACCATCAAACCTTGAATCATAGTTTTTAACTAGAACTAAAGAACCAGGAACTGGGGTTGAAATACCAGCGACTGTTACTTCTGCATAATAAGGAAAACTGTTTAATTTATAACCTTTTGTCATCTGGTTTAAATGCGCTTTAGATTGAGATTGAGTAGATATGCTATGCGTAAATCTGTTCTTTACTTTTTTTCCTAAACGTGTTCCTGCCAAAGCAGAGGTAGAACTTGTAATGGTTTTTCCTCTTTTATCAAGCGTGTTGATGTCATAGTTATGACTATTGCCGTATGGTGTGACATCTCCAAATGTTCCTTTAAACTCTAAGATGCTTCCAGGTTTTCTATTCTTACCTGCTGCTCTCCCTGGAGACTCCAACTCCGTAATAGGTTGATTATGAAAATATCCAGAGAATGGGTCATACACATTAATGTGTGAACTAGTAGCGGTAACACGGTATCCAAACTTGTTTACCTCAGTTACAAGTAGTTCCCAATCAGATTGATTCTGTTGTGAAATAACTGGAATAACAAAGTCATTATTAGGAACTGAGTACGAGGCGTTGTATTTTTTTGCCAGAGTTTTTACCAACTTAGATATTGTTGTGTTTTTATATACAGTGTTACCAATTGTTTTCATTTCGTAACTAGTACCCATACACACAATCTTTGCTTCTTGTATTAATGAGTTGTTTACAGAACCCATTCTGCTATAAGCACCAGCATCTACATAAGCCACATACCCATAGAATGCTTTTTTATTTGCGGAATTATTACCAAGAGAAATGTATACGGGTAAACCAACATAGCCAGTGATTGAAGAGGCTGGAAAACCTGCATAAGTAATTACTGCCATGTCGTGCTTGTCTTCGGCATATGAAACTTCTACAGCAACAATACTTGAGTCACTCACGTTTCCACCGAAGACAGATACATCAAGGAGTACCCCTTCATTAAAAAAGTCTTTTCTAATCATTGTGGTATACGTATTTCCATTCCAGGAGCAAGGTCTAATGGAAAAGAAATCTGTGGGTTTACATCAGCAATACGCCACCATTGTGATGCATCTCCAAATAACTTAAACGCCATGTTTTCAATAGTGTCTCCCGATGTGACTAAGTAACGAGAAACTCTTACTGGGTCTGAGTCTTTACGTGTAGCAATAATTTTTCCATCTGCACCAATCTCAGAACTTACAGCGTATCTAGATAGACCATTAATCATTACATACCTACTGACTTAAAGAAAGAAACACCTTCACCAGATACGTTTGCACCTGCACCAGTTATATCACGATAGCCACCGTTATTCCATGCGTAAAACCATTCATTGTTATCCATAAAAGCATTATGAACTTCAACTGTTTGTTTTTTATAGTGCCAGTCGTACAAAAATATTGACTGTCCTGGCATCACATCATCTTCAATTCTCCAACGAATACCTAATTCAACAGTAAACTTGTCTTGTTCAAACGGTTTAAGCAGTGTTCCTGCTGTGATGTCTGTTCTATTTGTAGTATCAAATGTCCAGTCAGTACCCTCACCTTCGGTAAAAAACCACCGATTAGTGGATGTTCCACCTTTGTTGGTGTGCATCAGGTCTTGACCAAATCTTCCAGTATCTGCTGTGGCTAACTGACCCTCTACCTTAAACACCCACGGGTCTTTTTCAGTTCCCCATTGGGCAAAATCGGTTGAAGATTGTTTTGGTGGTGCTCCTGGTTTATAGATGTAACTTCCAGGTGCATCAGCAACGAATGTTTGACGAGTCTTTGCAGTTCCATTTGTATTTACTACGTGGGAATCCCAGTATATTTTTAACACTCCATCCCAATAAAAACTAAAGTTCTTTCCCTCACTCTTCCATTGGTTTATCCAGTCTTCACCGTTTTTACCAATGCGTGTTTCTTCACTTATCCAAAACATTACTGATGCTTCATCTGTCTGTTCAAACAAATGTTTAAACAAAAGAGCAGGTTGTTCTGGTCCACTTGGTGCGGGTGGTATTTGTGTGTATAGATACTTACCGTTTCTAGGTACGTGGTTTATAGAATAAATTCTGTTAAAGAAGTCTTTTTTCTTTAACAAGTCATCGTATTCTTTATACCTATCAAACTCAGGAGTGTTTGGAGATGGTGTTGTTACAATTGGTGCATTATTATCACCAACACCAATGTCTGGCAACTGAGTAAGGAACGTGTTCTGTTGAGCAAAGCCCATGTACAAAGCCTGCATTTGAATCATTACAGTTGCTTGTGTTGGAATCATGTCAGAAGAGAACTTATTAAACGTAACTTGAATTGATTGGACAAATCCTTCAACCATCATCCACTTAGTAAATAGAATACGAACAGGTGTAGGTGTAAGAAATGCTTTGTTACCAATGTTCATTGAGTATGCGTTATACCTATTTTGGTCAATTTTCTTAGTGTCTTCACCCGTTGGGTTAGTTGGAGAACTAGGTGAGTCTTTAGAAAATCCCCACTTGTTGCCAGCAGCATCAGCCTCTTGCTCACTTTGTATGGCATTATAAATATCTTTTGCAAGACCTTGACCAATAACGTCATCCAAAATTAAAATGTCAGCGAGTACACCAATACGTGTTACCCATGAAGGGTCATATGGTTTTGATGGGTCTAAATAATCTATTGTGTTTGTTATGTTTTCTCTAAAGTTTGCTTTTACTGTTTTATCCCCAACAAGGTATCTTTGTGAGGCAACCTCTGCTTCTCGGTTAAACAAAAGTTCAAAAGCAAAACCAGCCTTACCAGGAATTGGTTGGGCTAACTGAGATGGGTCTTGGTTAAAGAAGAACTGCATATCGCTTTCAGCAGTAACCATTCTTGTAATGTTGTCAGGGTTAAATTGAAAGTTACATTTCATATTTCTAATTGTTGAAGCAGTTGACTTACCAGTAGTCTGCGCTTGTTTATTTTCTTTATCGTAAAACTCAGTAAGTCTACGAATATAACCACGTTCTACTGTTACTGTTTTATTGTTTACCGCATCACGATTTGTGTAACCTGGATAAATAAATCTAGGGTTTTGGATACCACCATTAGGGGTATTCCATGATTTGTTTAAAGCACTGTTTGGGTCATAGTCATAAGCACCTTTTAATGACGAGTCAGGTCCGTCAGCAGTAGTACCAGTACTAGATGTAACACCAAAACCACTTCTACCGTTAGCGTCAGTACGTTTAATAGCACCAGCCGATGCCTGTTTTTTAGTATTGACTTTTACTATTGGAGTATTAACATTTGCATTCAAAGTTTGCAAACGAACTTGTTGCGCTTTTTTAGAAGCATAAGCATCAGCCTTTGCTCGTGCTTCTGGGCTATTTTCTCCAGCCATTATTTACTCCTCAACAATTCTCTACGTAATTCTTTGTCTAGCATTTGGGCAATTTGATGAGCCATTGCTCGTGCATCTTGAACATTGTTACCAGTAGATGTCACGTGAATAGTTGGCGCAATAGTCACATTAGTTCCACCAGTAACGGTCAAGTTACTGGTTCCACCACGAGTAGGTGAACTAAATTGTGGGTCACCACGATTAAGCCCAAGTTCTGCTACGGCTGCTTGAGCCTTTGGCATCCACTCCGATGTTCTTGCCATTGGTCCACCTTCTGTGTTCCAAGGTGTGTAGTTGCCACCACCAAACTCCAAACGTGCAGCCTTGATATTTGTTAGTGGGTCCCAAAGTTCTTCATCGTTAGAAATACCATAACGCTTTCTACGAACAGTACCCATAGGGTTTGTTGGTGTATCAAGCATATTGATTTGGAAAAGGCCATATGACTTATCTGGTGGTTTACCGTTGAACACTCCAGGAATCCAGTTAGATTCACGACCAGCAATAGCAAGCATGTTTACTAAGTCTTGTCCTTTAAACCCACGCTTGTACATCATCTGAGCAATTGTTCGTGGGTCCATTGCCTTCATGCTTCTAGTACCCTTTGGTGGCGGTGTACTTGACACACGTGTTTGTGACACACCATTGACACTTGGGGATGATGAAGAACCAGTAGAAGTGTCATACATAACGTGGTTTACACCCATAGCAGAAACTTGGTCAGATAAAGACATGCCTTGGAGGTTTACATAACCACTTCCTTCTACTCCTCCAGCAGAAACATATTTGTCACCAACAAAGTCAGGGCCAATTCCATCCCAACTACCTTTTTGTACACCAGCAGGAGTACCCCACGGTGAGCCTTGTTTTTCATATTCATAGCGTGAGTTAGGGATGTCATTAGGTTGAATGTGCCATTTTTCTCCGTTGACATCTTTAAATGTCTTAAGACCAAACCGTGCTGCGTTAGCAACAACCCAATCAAGGTCACCAACAAGGTCGGCAGCCAAACCAAGTTCGTGCATAGAACGACCTGGAGGTGCTGCTGGAGCACCTGTCATAAGTTTGTATTCTTTACCGTTCCAAGTAACATCGCCCTTGCTTCCATCTGTTACTTCTCTGTAGCGAGAGTTAAACAGTTGGCTTTGTGTTTCTTGACTACGGAAACCTTCACCAATACCTACGTTAGGGTTTTCTGCAAACATACGAAGTAATCGGTCTTTAAATGTTGCATTAAGTTTTCCAAACGTGGGAACATTACCTAATGATGAAAGAGGTACACGGTTTCCTTTTCCGTAACCAACAGGAACACTCTTACCATTAGAGGCTGCTTGGTTTCCAGCAGAGCCTGGTTCAACAGCAGGGTCACCTCGGAACATTGAGCCACCAAGCATTGTCATTGCCATTCCTAGTGGAAAGGTAGCAGGATTGCTCATGCTCATAGCACCAATTCCCATCAATGCTCCACCAATACCTTTTTCTACCATCCCTCCTTTAAAGTCCATACGTTTTCCAATTAATGGAGAAAGTACTTCTTCAAGTTTTCCTAATGCTTTAGTTACAGCCTGAGTATTCTTTTCCATTTGTGCAAAGTTGTCAGACTGACGCTTATAGAAGTCTTCATCCCTTCCTTCTTTTGTTCGGGCAGTTTCTTCAGCCTGTGTAGCAAAGTTGTCTTCAATTCCCATCATCTTTCGTTGTGACTTTTTGGAAGGGTCATACATTCCCTTCCCACCCTTTTTCTGATACTGCACATTTGATTCTGCGTAATCAAGAACAAGGTCAACCATGTCTTCAGGAACACCAGATGCCAACAAACGAGCACGTGTGGCAGAACCTTGTTGACGAGCACCTGCCAACATCTTTTCGTTAGTAAGACCAGTACGTTGTGTAATGTCCTTGATTACTTGGTCCATTGACCGTTGTTGCCCACCAGGGCCATAAAGACCAGTACCAAGCATCATGGTCATTCGGTTGTTTACTTGAGCAGAACCAAGTGTTTGAGCCATTGATGCCATATCACCTGTGCTCAATGAGTAACCAGATACTGCACGAAGACCTGCCATACCTGCGGCATTCTTTTGGGCATCAATACCAGTGCTTGCCTGCAACGCAAGAAGTTCGTTAATACCGCCGTATCCTAAACGCTCACCTTGTAGAGGTTTACGCATTTGATGGTAGTACTGGTTTTGAGTAATACCCATGCGCTGTTGGTAGGACACAGCCAGTTTGTCAGCGCTTAATGAACGGTCATAGTTAGAAGTAATACGGTTATCTAATGCTTGAATAGCAGCATTAACAGCAGTTAATGCTTGTGCTGTCCTAAGACCCTTAACTGGTGTTAGTCCTCCCCCGTCACCATCACCGCCACGACCACCACCACCACCAATGATTATGGTGTGGCCTTTAGCGCTTTGAATTGCGTTGGCTGCTGAAGCGTCATTGATTACTGAGCCAGTTAATGCAGGTACTGGGTTGTCTGGGATAGCACCAGTTGCTGGGTTTGCGCCTCCACCAGCGCCAAGAGCCCCAGGATTAATCTTAGAAATACCTTGAAGAAGTTTTAGTGTCTTCTCTAACTTGGTATTAATGTTTGGGAGTTGTTGGTTAAGATACTGGAAGGAGGCTTTCATCTCCTTGATACCAGCACTTATTTTATTAAACTCAGTTGTATCTAATTTGAAGCGAGCACGAACGTCAGCAGTAGCACTGCCTTTAGGGATACCCTTACCGTTGCCTGAGAGGTCAGGTTCGTTCTTAGCCATGATTACTCCTGTTTACGCCATTTGCTCATTGCTGACCAATACGCTCTTTGGCGTACTGTCATCGTCTTAATATCCTTGAGCGTGAAGCCCTTGTAAACCGTGGCAATCGTATCGTACTCCCAATATAGTACTACTAAATCAGCCGAATAAAAGTGCGGCCCAGTTGAGCATGATTGGGAATGGTTGCTCGCAATGGGCGCAGAGGGCTTCCACCTCCTTGATTTCTGGCCCTGGTTGTGCTTCAGATAGTGCTTCAACAATCTTTGCTCGGTCTTTCATACCCAATTTTTTAGCCCATGCAACAGGGTCAGCAGGCTTTTTACCTTCTTCCCAAACAGCACAACGAGCAATTAAAAACGTATTTTGCTCAGGAATGCTTCTTGCTTTTAGTCCTACAAACTGACTGTCACTTGCAGTAACAAGATTGAACTGCATAATTGTTCCATCTTTTAGAGTTACCTTAAGCGGTTCCTTTGGGTCTTTATCTGACTTCTTTACTGGGAAGTCATTCAAGTCAATTTGTACATCGTTTGATTTAACGCAATGTGGGCAAATAATTTGGTATTCACGAAAGATTCCGTAAGTAGCACGAACTGTTTCCAAAAATAAAGCATCTCGGTCACCAATAATTAGGTTGTCAACCAACCCTGGATTCTTTGTAATGTCTATATTTCCAATGGAAACAACACTGCGCTTGAGCAGATGGGACATGTACTGTGCGTACAAAAGGTCGTCATCAGACTCAAGCGCAGCAAGTGCTTCTTCGTCTTCACCGTTTAATTCTTTTACAAATGCAGTTGTTTCCCACTCCCCTGTTTCCTGGTTTTTAAGTCCACGAAACAGTTCAATTTTTCCGTATGGAACTATTTCCATACGGGGTGTTGGGTCAGTAATTGCAGCGTTAAGCGACATTGCTTGTGCGTTGTTATCCATGTTTTCTCCTACTTGTATTTTTTTTAATTACTTAAGTTTAATTATGCTAGCAGTGCCTGCTCACCAGTCAATGCAGAGATTTCTTCAGGTTGCCATGCAATTTGGAAACCCTCATGGTGAAGGTTCATTTGCTGAATCATAATTCCGTTGTCTCCAGCGTTCAGGTCACTTAGACCGTATGCACCAGGCCAGCAGTTGTACAACCTAAATGCCAACTTTACGTTTCCTGGTATTACGTTTCTGTCTGCTGTGTTGTCGTACTGGTACTGAACACCAGATGCTGTGTATGGGTGGTCGTAAACTTTAACGGTTACGTCACAACGGTAGTTAGTTTCGTCACCCTTAGCACCTTGGTCAAAACCTTCTGTACCTGTTCCACCAACCCATGCATGCATGAACTTGGTCCACTTCCAAAGTTGGTCTTGTGACGCAAAAGCACCACGAGCAAATGACACTGCTGGGAAGTCTGACTGCCCAACCATCTTGTGTGGGTGAGTATTCATCCCACCTTCACGGTAAGCAATCAGTTCGTTCTGAACTGAGAGTCCACCTACTTGAGCAAAGCCAAGGTCACCAATACCAGTTAGGTAGTTAGTCAAGGCTGGACCAATAGGTGTAAAGCGTACTGTGAATTTAAAGTTGCGTAGAGGGTCGGTCCTCTGTGTTCTTGTTGCCATTGATATCTCCTAGATATTCGTGGTGACGGTGCTTCCACCAGTCCATTGACTGATGGTGATTACGATGAATTCGGCTGGTGACTGCAATGCAACTCCAACCTCAATGTTTACTGTTCCGTTTTCAATATCGTTTTGCGTGTTGTTAGTTGAGTTACAACGGACAAAGAATGCTTCCGTTGAAGTACGGCCCTTCAAACCACCTGAAGCCCAGAAGGTGTTCAGGAGTGAAGAAACACGCACCGTAAGGTCTGCCCACAAACGCTCATCGTTTGGTTCAAACAAAGCGCTTTGAGTGCTTTCCTTAAGAAGGTCCTTAAGGTAATTAAGTGAACGGCGAACTGTGATGTACTTCTCAGAAGTATTACGTGCCAAGGTGCGAGAACCATTGATAATTACTCCAACGCCTGGAACTACGTTAAAGAGGTTTAATTGGCTATCCTTGTACAAGTTACCTTGTTCGGTTTCTGTAAGGTTTGCTACCAAACCATACACGTTTCGGATGTCCAAACTATAGCCAGCAGGTGCTTTAGCAACACCACGGGTTACTTCTGAACGAACCATTGCACCAAGAACCGCACCACCTGGGTAGGTATTGCGGATAGCGGCAGCACCAGTTTTTGTTGGGTCAAACATTTTCATTGCTGGACCGTAAACTGCTGCGAAACCAGACTTGGTGTAAGGCTGTACTGCGTCAGCAAGTGCTTGCTTGTTTGTTGCGTTTAGTGGGGTATCAACAATCAACAACGAGTTTCCACGAGTTGACATCACCGTAATGGCATTGTTAATAATTGTTGATGAGGTTTGCCCAACAAGGTTAAACAAGAGTCCCGATGTAATGGTTTCGTGACGGGTAAGAGCAGTAGCCCAATCAACGGAATCAATTGCACCCACTCCCTCAGAACCGTTGGAGAACGTAGTAGTTGTTACGTAGTCATCAACACCAATACCAGTTACGGTAAGAGTTGCATTGCTAGCCACAGTTGCTACAGTTGAAGCACTAACATATGACGAGTAAAGGTCAAGAACGGTTGAAACATAACGGTAGTTAGCAGGGTCAACAGAAAGATTTGACCAGCGTTCTACTTCGCTACCATCAAGTTTAACTGTCAAAGTAAACAGCGAATTCTTGGTAATCTTCGGTGCTGATGACAGGTCTGTCAGTGTTTCTGTGTCAAAGGTGTAATCAACAGACAAGTCATTACCCCAGGTTCCAGGTGATTTGGTAATCAAGAGGATAAGGTTTGCACTACTTCCACCAGTTGGCGTTGCTGTCAAGGCGCTGTAAGCGTATGTTGACGTTGCATCAATTACACGGGTAACATAGGCTGCTTGACCACCGTTTGCAAAGTAGTGGTAGACAGCATAACCAAGGTCGTAGTTGATGTCTAATGCACCAAACAAACTGGTGTACTGTGACCATGTAGTCACAAGGGTTGGTGTCGTTGGTCCACGCTCTGCTGTGCCAATAAATGCAGCAGAAGTAGGTCCATTCGCAGTTGTCAAATTGGTTGCAAACGTACCTTCCTGTACGTAAACTCCTGGGCGTTCGTATGCCATTATTACTCCTAAAGTGTAAAGGGGATTGGAAAAAACTTACTCATTGAAAACATGCAGTTGAGATGTAATTGTACTATTAATTTGGGTAACGGGTTCTGTACCTGTCAGAGCATCAAGGTCTTGACCTGTGATTTCTGCGGACATTTTGAGAGTTAATACCTTACGGAATATGCGCTTTCGGTAACCCGATTCCATATCCAGCAAGTCTGCGTTGGTCCAGTCCAGCATGTCAAAACGGCGTACCGTTCCGTCTGCTGGTATGTTTATGGAGTTCCAACGAAATGGGGCGACTTTTCTAATAATCCCAGAAGTCAATTGTCTGTCATGTAGGGCAGACCGTGTATAAATAGATACCTGATAAAGCAGGTCTACTGGGATAAAGTCGTCAAAACTAAGGATGCTGGTGCTTGCTGAAACACTGGCGCTTTCGCTAGGCCAGTAGTCAATAAATGCAGGTCGGTCTTCATATAGACCACTACCTGTGGTGTCTATGTACGCACCTTGGTCAGACAACTGGCGTTCTGTAGCATGAAGAACGTCAATAAGTTCTACCGTAATAAATGGGTAGTCTCGCTCTGTTTCTCCTTCTGGGTAACGGAAAAAGACCTTTACTGGGCGGCGTTCATTACGGTCATCGGTGACATACAGCCCACTAAAACGTGCTTTAATAGCCTCGTCTTCGGCAAGGAGAAACCCAGTCCGCATTAGTTCAACCCACCTTTTCCAGTGAGTTTGTCAAGTTTTTTGTTAAGGCTTAACTCTAAGCGTTTAGCACCCTTCATACATTCTTTGCGAAGAATGGATTGCGCTGGAGGACCATACTCTATTTGGACAGCCTTTGGTCCAGATTTACCATCAACCAAGTAGGAGATGGTTTCATCTGAGTTATTGTAATTAAGTTTAAAGTCTTTTACTAATGCTTTGTACTTAGGGTCACTTAACACAAGACCTTCTTTGGCAATCTTATGCTCTTCGGCTAGGCTGGCGTTTACAGCGTCTTCAAGGTATTCCTGAAGGTTCATTATTAAATCACCAAAGAAAAGAATTGGGGAAGGGACACCTTCAATAATCTTTCTAGAACTGGAGACAGAAATAGGCGCAGATGCACGTTTGCCAACCATTGGCACTCCTTAGTTCTAGGCGATGTTTGCATGCCGCACGGCATACATATTTAGTTTACCAGGAATGTTGGAAGCGTAGAAGGCCAAGGCAAATCATGGATTTCCATTTGTTCTGGACCTGGGTCGTTTGGCATTTCTTGGTCAACATAAACTTCAATACCTTCAACAACGATGAGCACATCATCTGTTGCACGACCACGAACACGGTACATAGATACAGCGTAGTAACGAGCATCATAAAAGAACATGTCATTTAAATGCCTCTGATACTCAAACGGTTCAGTCATACCAGCATCACGACAGTCTTCAATTGACAAAACAGCGTTGACAACCTGCACTGGTTGACGACCTTCTGGAATTGCTCGCTTGGTATCTTCAGTCTCAGTAATCATCAACACAGGTAGAGTTACCCCTGATTTATATGCTTTACCACCAGAACCGTATGGCGCTTCATCGTAAACATCATCTATCACGCTGCCAGCGCCAAATGGTAGAAACTCAAACCACGTAATATGTTCACCTACGCTGCGATGGTGCTTACGATACTGCTTCCGTATTTGTGCTAATTCTCTACGGGGGTCCACGGGTTACCAACCAGTAATCGGTGCGGTTGAATACCCTTGTTGAGGCTCAAGGTCAAGGTACACATCTTCACGAAGTGGTTCATCGTGGTCTTCAATCTTAATGTCGCCTGGGTTAATTTCAGGGAATTGTCTTTCTATTGGACCGTAATCACCCAACTCACGTGCTTTATAAATCGGAACAAGGTATCCAGTTGTTCTAGAAACACGGCGAAGATTCATTATTTCAATGCGTTCAATACCAATATTTAGAGCACGAGCCTGTGCTTGGTAGTTGCGAGTCCAGTAATCCAACATGGATTGAACCATTCGGAAACGCTGACTGGCAGGGATATGCACAGACTCTGATGTCGTTACGTCAATGTCACGACTGTACTCAGTTAATAGACCCCACAAAGTTTCAACCACTGTACCCATACCAATTGTGTCTAAAACAATTGGGGCAACAAGTTCTAGTGGGGTGTCTAAGTTGTATGTATGTTGCTCAATAGAGTGACCAGCAAAGTACTCTAAGTCTTTTGGAAGAACCCATTCGTAATAATAACCTTCTACCATTATCTTTGTAGTAGAAGAAAAAGAACGATTAAATCTTATAATCCCATTTCTATCATCCAGTGAATAGTATGTAGACGCAGATGTATCGGATGTAATCTCAGTTGGGCTGCCGCCTGTTGGGTATGAGGCTATCCACAAAGAACTTTGTTCAATATTAGGGTTACCTAATTCATAGGTTCTACCCACAGCGTCAAAAGATACCTGAAAGAATTTAGGGTAATCACGAAGATATGTGCGAGCAATCTCCACAATCTTTTCAACTATTGCGTGTGAGTGGTTAGCATGCATAGATATAGTTTACTTTACTATTGGTCGCCAGAACCAGAGCCAGGAACTGTGTCTTGTAAATCTTGACCAATAGCAGGTTGTTGTTCACGAAAACGTGGAATATGAACTCTACGAATTCTTGTAATGTCTGCTACTGAACCAGTTGGTTTAGTTAACCGTACTGCGTAGGGTGTTGTTTCAGCCATTAAATACCAGCAAATAAAAATGGGTGAAGTGCTTCTTCACGTGCTCCTTCATACTTAGCAAGGTTTTGCCAAGCGCTATCTACGTATACGTATAACGATGATTGGTCAGTAGCAGGCACTGTCCCTGTACGAATGTATAAGTCACCTTGGTCTGCTGCTTCAGATGGGATAGCAGTACCAGTTCTGTGCGCCATGTTTAAGAACATGCGCTTATCAACAACACTTAATGCGCTAAATGCCACTCCAGATTTTCTATAAAGTGCATAAAGTGGAAGTTGGCTAGATAAAGGTGTTGGGAAAATAGGGTTGGTTGCGCTAGGCGTTCCTTTAACTACACCGTACTGATACGTTGACGCATCAACACGAGTTACAACAAGAAGGTCAAAACGTGCATCTGTTTCAGGTGCATCAAAAAGAACAGTGCTTGCAGATACATAACCATAGTGGTTATTTACATAAACATAGGATGCTGTCAGCGCAGCAGAACCGTCACCTGCTGAGTAAACAGTAATGTCTGCTCCCGAAAGAACACCATAGTTGTGATTACCTAGGATTTGAAAATCAAGCGAATCTGGTTCTGCTTGGTCAAGGCTCTGGATTGTTACTCCGTACTCGCTTGCATTAGGTACTGTAAATCCAGCCATTTAAACCTCAGAGGGTGTCGTAGATGTTGCCGTTCTTCTTCAAATATTCAAACAAACCACGTGGAAGTTTGTAACGCTTACCGTCATTAAACAACCATGTGTCTTGACCCCAAAACATTGTCCATGAACCTTTTACACGAGCACTAACAGTGTCGCTCTTTACTTCAGATTCAAGTTCTTCTGCTTGAGGAATTTCTGATACAAAAAGAATCTCATCTTCTTGCTCTACAAATTCTTTGATAACTGATTTCTTTTTTACTGCCACATTATTCTCCAATTGTGAAAGGGTTGGGGGAGTCGGGTTTTACCCCGACCCCCCAATACTAGTTGACTTAATTACGAGGAAGCGATTGCTCCACCCTTGGTGTTCAGCAACACACGTGATTCGTGTGTAATCATGCCGAAGCCCCAAATGGCGTACCAAGCGAGTCCATGCTCACGACCAAAGTCAATTACGCCACCGTCACGGAGTTCAACTGGCAATGCGATTGCATGTCCAAATGCGTTGTCTCCAATCATGATTGCGTTGTACGACTCTGCGTTCATTGCTTGCGTACCCGATGCTGACGAGTCAATGTCTGCTGGACCTACGTTCTTCTTAACCTGAGTGGTTTCAATGAACACAACGTCATACAGACGACCAATTTCACCAAGCATGAAGTTGCCAGGTGCAGCGTACTTGGATACTTCAATGAATTCAGGCCAGTCACGGAGCGCACGGCTCTGTGATGGGTGAACGAAGCAAACGTAAGTGTCGCCAAGGCGTGGGATGTTCTGACCAGCGAGGATTTCAACAGCATCCTTGATGGTTGCAGGTGAGAGGTAACCTGGGTTACTTGCGTCACCCAAAGTGCCTGCATCGTAAGGAGCAATTGAACCACGGGTTGCACCGAGGGTCTTGCGACCAAACACTAGGTTTGGAGGAACTGCTGCGCCGCCACCAAATGGAATTGCGGTCTGGTAGAGGGTGTTGCGAGCCTGAATGTCCATGCTTTGTGCCATGTGACGACCAAGCAAACGGCTTGACGATGCCATAACGTCATCAAACGATGCGTTAAGGAGCAATTCGGTAACTGCAAGAGCCTGACCTTGTTCACCTACGGTGATTTGAATCTGTGATGCTGACAGAGCAACTGGCTCCATACGCACACCTTCATCAAGGGTTGCTCCTTCTGTTTCGTCTACAGCAAGGTTGCTGTAGCGCATGAAGTTGATGGTCAAACCAGGTTGTACACCAAGTTCGGTCTTCTTCACTGCAAACTGTTCAAAGCGAAGAACAGGCATTGCCTGGAACAAGATTTCCTTGGACCAGATAGTTTGAATTGCTGGGGATAAAGCGGTGTCGCTACTGTAACCAGTTGAACTAATGTTCGCTGTTGCAGTAATCGCACCACCTGTTGGTGCTGGAAATGCCATGATGTCTCCTTAAGTGACTATGGATAGATTATTTAAAAACGACCTTTAGGTCGTGAACTTAAAAGCCTGTCTCGCATTTTAACATACTGGTCCATTGTCATATTACGGATATCATCCGCATTCAATGTTTGGTATTCCGTTTGAGTTTCCATTGGCCCAACGGATGGTGACGTTACCGCCACACCCTTAACACGACTTGGTTGAGTCGCTTGTTGGATACTCTCAATAATAGCAGCACTCCGTTGACGAAGGATTTCCACTGATGCTTCAACCTCTTCTGGGGTGTTGCCTGCGACCAAATCAATCAGTTCAGGAATGATTTCGTCTTGAGACTCGTGTACACGGCGCTGGCGGTAGGTTTCAACCTCACGCAACTGGCGCTCTTTATCTAGCAATGCTTGTTGTGCAGAACGCTCTGCTTCAATTTGGGCAAAGCGGTTTTGCCATTCAGCGTCAACATTTTTAATCTTGACGTTAAATTCATCTTCAGTTCGCTTGAGAAGTTCTTTTGCGCTCAACTCATCAAACTCACGCTGACGGCGAATTTCTTCTTCCTTACGGGCAATTTCTTGCGCCTCACGGATAGCCTTCTCACGGTCTTGAGCAAGAGATGTAACTTGCTCTTCCATGCTCTTGTATCGGCTTTCAGCCTCTTCAATGCGCTTGTAGAGTTTGTCTTTCTCTTGCTTACGGATGTTTTCTACTTCGTCTTCTGTGAAGACTTTGCCCTTTGGGGCAACTGTGTTTGCCTCCGCATGAAAGGCTTCTGTAGCCTCCACAGGGATGACAATTTCGTCATTACCTTTTGCCATGATTTTCTCCTAAGTGTTGTTTAGCAAATATTGACTTGTGTTATTAATACGTTTTATTTGTCTTCGTCAGGTATACGGCGCTGGGCGAACCTTGCTCCGTATGCCTTACTAGTCATTTGGTTCATCAATTCCATTTCTACTGGTGGGATACCAGCACCTGGAAGCACTCCGCCCCCTTGAGGGCTTCCTGCACTAGTTACATTACCATCTCCTGAAGGAGCAGGTTCAAGACCCCCTCCATTAGGAAGTAGCCCTGTAGCCATCATTACTGCTTGACCAATTTGAGCACGAATCATATCCAATGCTCCTTGGTCAACAGCGTCATCTCGTAGTTCCTCAAAGACTTCAATCATCTTCTCATTCGGGAACTCTTCACCTAGGGCTCGTAGTGCGCCCTTCTTAGATTCAATACCCAAAGCCATCTTTGCCTGCACTTCGTTGAGTTTGATAAGAGCATCAACAGGAAGTGGGTCGGGCCAGTGAATGGTTGTCTTGTATGTATTTGGGTCATTAGGGTCTAACTGTGTGAGCATGTCTGGCTCAGGCATTGCAGACTGTGACGGGTTATAAATCAACAGTTCAGGAACAAACACAGCACAAGTTTTGATAATGATTTCGTTCAGACGTTCAAGACCCTGTGTAAAGTGAATCTTCTTCATCTGGTAACGGTTCATCAAAGGCTGGTACTGAATAGCCAAAGCAACACCTGAAGTATTAGATACTGGCTGGAATTGACCAAGAGCAGTTTCAGGTACGCCAGTGATTTCATGCATTGCTCGTTTAATCATTTGCACGTATTCAATAGCACCAGACATTTCGCCACGTGACTCAAGGTTAAACACTTGTGCTTCTTTAGGAAGACCAGCCCAAACCTTCTTAGGACCACGCTCTAGTTGTGAAGCCTTAGCACCAGTGATGATAGTTACTGGGGCAGCGTGGTAGTTGATGATGTCTGAGATTTCAGTCATCTTCTCGTTGAGTTCACGGTTCAATTGGATAATGTCCCAAATGTCTGACTGACCCCAAGGTGATGAAGTTATTGTAATGTTCGGAATGTGAACAATTGGAACAACACCAATTGGGTTTTCATACTCATCAATCAACTCATCATTGATAAATTGCTGTACGGTATTGTCCGTAAGAATTTCAGTAAATGTGTAAACCTGACGAGTTCCTTCTGGCGATGTTCCCCAGAAACGATACTTAAGTTTAAATCTGATTAAGCGCTCACGGTCATGTGGGTGATACTCAGGGAAACAATGCGCTGGGTTTAGTGGAAGAATGCGGACACGACCTGGGTGCTGTAGCCCAACACCATCAACGTAAGGTTCATCATATGCAACTTTTACAAAGCAGTCTCCAGTGATACTTGCAAGTTGCCCCATTTGCCACAACAAATAATGTTTGTTGTTGTGGTTGTCCCACACTTCGTGAAGCAGTTGTGGAATGATTGCTTCGTTTTGCTCAGGTACTTTAAATTGAATACCTTTACCAAAGCAGAAGTTTGTAATGAAATCCGACATGGTTTTCACATAATTCATGGTGACGTTGTTGTCACCCATCTCACGGCGGTGTGACCAGTGATGACCTAGATACCAAGCCCAAGCAGCAGAATACCTGTTGAGTCTTGGTCCATGAACTTCAAACTCTTCGTCAGCAAGTTCAACCAATCCAAGTGGACTAATCGCTACGGTTAAGTCACTAGATGCCGCCCTATAAGACGGTGACCAAAAATCAACAGGCATTCGTTACACCTTTTCTGAAAAGAAGAATACTAAGATATTACTTCTTTTTTGCAGGGGCGGCTTTTTTGGCTGGTGCTTTCTTAGCAACAGGTGCTGCTTCCATAGCCTTGGTTGCTACGCTCAAAAGAAGAGCAGTGTTTTTTGGACCAATTTTGGTTGATACAACCGAGACAAGTGCTGCTACCGCAGGCAATGCGATTGCAATTACTTCTGGGGTCAAGTCCAACTTGGCTCCTGCATAGGTAAGTGCGCCCAAAACTGCGCCCTTAATTGCTGCGTCTGTTGTTTCTACTTTTGCTTGATTCATATTAACTCCTTAATAGGGGATACCCGATTATACAGGCTTACGGGTTTTGCTTTGTTCGTACTCCTGAATGTACGTGTGATACGGAGGTCCCGTATGAGGGTCAAACTTAGCACTAACGGCGAGAGCCTTCAGCGCATGGTTTTTAGCCTGTTGCACAGTTTGTTTCTTGTTGTGCGTAAGTACATGCATAGCACCTAGGGCGTACTCGCCACCAGACCCAATCACGTACAGACCACTGGCTTCAGAAGCCCAAGCGTAATCTCCATCAACTATATAGATAGTGCCGTTAATGGCTACAAGAATTAATGACCCTTGCTCTGCAATGTGTTGCTTGTTTTCGTTAAGGTCGGGGATTGAGTATCCTTGTGCATCAAAGCATTCACGGAGTGCTGGTATAAACTTCGCCGTAAAGAACTGGTCAAGTTTCTTCCCTTTAAGGTTTGGCGGTGGGGTCGGCGGTTGGAATACATGATGGAGAATGTTGATGGCCCGTACATCTCCAGCAGCACCAAGTAAATATTTTCCATTAGTTGATACCTTGCTACTTCCTTCACGAAGAGTTCCTATTTGCGTGGCAATGCCCCCATCAATAGACGAGATGCGAGAGTCCACGCAGACGACTGCGAACCCATCACCTTGGACAGCGACAATAGTAGTCATGGCTATTCAGCGATGAATTCCTTCCCATGATACAACGCCCAACCGTTGTAGATGGGAATAACATCGTATGCGAACCTGTGATTTCCGTCATCCTCGTAAGTGACAACACCGATACCTTGTTGCCAATTCTCGTGACGAGTTAGAGGGCGACCATCAAGGTCTACACCACCACGTGTAGAAGGAATAGCACCGTCAATTCTAGCAAGGCAACCAGGAGAAGCAGCCATAATGGTTCTCGGACCATCAAAGTCTTCACGTGTTTTAAACGCTGTTTCAATGCGATGAATATGCCCATAGATAACACTCGTCTTCTCTTGGTTAAGGTATACGTGTGCAGTAGAACCTGATGATTTCACACGGTCACCGTGGATGATGCGAAGTTTTTCATTGACCCAATAGTCAGATGCTGGATAACCTGGTCGGTACTCAATACCAAACTCATCCATACGGCAAAGGTATGGGACTGAAAGAACAGGCCACGAGTCTGGTGTGTTACCTTTGCGAAGACCGTAAGCAGCACCTGCGTTTTGTACGAGGTACTTAGGCATACGTTCTTCGTGATTTCCTGCAAGCCAAATGATTTTTGCATTTGGAGCAGCAGCACGAAGTTGAGCGCAGAACAAAGTTGCACGGTCAATTGATGCTTGTGTAGTTTGTGCATACGCAGGATATGTCACATACTTGCCCATCTCAGGAAGGTCAAGGTTGTCACCAACAAGTGCAATAACTTCAGGTTGTAAATCTTCTATAACCTTAATGCAGATGTCAAGAGCCTTTTCGTCATGTGTTGCTTCCAAGTTTCCTTCACGGTTGCGGTAATAACCAATCTGAATATCTGGAGGAACTACACAGGTCTTAAACCCTGTTGCTTTTTTCTTAGTTACTTTTGGTGTTGGTAACTTGATAGCAGGACCTTGTTGTACAACAGGCCATTCAGGACCAGACTCCCATTTAGGTGAGAACTTAAATTGCACACCAGCAAGGTCGTGAATCTCTGCTTCACCTTCTTCGTTTTTGGTAAGTGATTGATAGAGAGATACTCGTTGTATTTGACCAATTTCGTCTACATCAATTCCTTGACGAGCAAATAGGTCAGCAAGTTTTCCAAGCACTTCTTTAGGACTCTGTGGTCCAGCAGTTAGTTCTTCTTTAATGGACATCGCAACTACACATCTTTCTACTATGTTTTTCTACCATTCGGATTGTTACATCATGCCCATGTTTTTTAAGCAAATCAGAAAGCCACTTATACGTGTAGCCACTAGTTTGGATTGAGCGAGGTGAAGCGTTCTTTTCTCGTATTTTAACGAAAGCATCATCTAATGCTGCCTGTTCTTCAACAGACATTTCATTACGGACTTTGCCAATACCGCAAAGTTTTAGAGGAGCAGAACCTGCTTTAAGTTCGTCTAATAAACTATTTTTTGACATTTTTCTTCTCCAACTTGTGTCGTTCTTTTTGAAGCACCTCTATTACTCTGAACAATTCTTCAGTATCAGAAGGCCCAACAAAGACCTTACTGAGATAATAGAGGATACGGTCAATGTCATGTACCTTCATGCTACCACCCTTTTGGTTTAGGTTGTGTAGCGTATCCTACCTAAGTAGGTGTGTCAACTACCCCTGAAAGGAAGCGACAGCCTCTGGAATATTGTCACCACATACGTAGCGCAAGTGCCAAGGCTCAGAGGGAACAACTTCCCATGAGAAGCCAAACTTTTTCACATTGGCAATCAACCAATTAAGACGTTTTGGCTCTGCGGCGTTAGCCACATCAACGGCGATGCCGAGGTTATGCTGGGACTTACCAGGTGTCGCCAACATTGCCATACCCTTTTTCAGATACCAAGTCTTGCCTTCAAATGTTTTGGTGCTTTGACCTGGGATTGGTTCAAGTTGGTAGCGAGTAAGGAATCCTTTTTTCTGTGTTTCGTAATCACGATATGTGTCACCTGCTGAAGTCGGCTTGAGTTCAACCCCTTCAGCCTTTGCAGCAGCAACCATTGCAGCCCACGCTTTTGCCGCAATGTGGTGCATCTTTCCGCCACCTACGGCAGGGACAAGAAGATTTGCTGGCAACTTTCCAGGCTCAATGCCCTTAAGGTCCTTTGGTAATACTACGGGAACAATATAATCCCAAGCAACTTTCTTACTCATGCAATCTCCTCATCGTCAGGGATACCATTACCATTTTTATCTTCTGCGTTCCTGCCAGTTGAAATCATCAAACCAGCAAGTGTTCCAGTAATGAATGTCGCTACTGAAGAAAGAACGCTAAAGAACATTTTATCATTCTCTGCTTGAGCGCCGATAGGCTGTGTAACAAACACAAGCGCCCAAAGCACCCCGACTGTGGTGATGAGTAGGACAAAACCAAGCATGCATCCGATTACAAACTTCAAACGGGCATCTAGTTCTGCTGAGGTTAACCGTGGTTTCATGGTGCTGTTGTCTCCTGTGTTGGGATTAGTTCTTCTAATACTGGGTTTACTAAACCTTCCAAAGTTGGGTCAAAACCTAGTAATGTGTCTGGGCATGCCCCATCTACTTGGCATGCAGGGCGTTGGCACTCAGGCTTTTCCCAGTTTGCTGGGTCTTGGCATTCATAACGGTATTTACCGTCATAGCCACAACTTGCTAAAAGTATTGCTGAAATAAAGAATAACTTTTTCATTTCTTTTCCTTATCCATATGCCAGTCAATGTGTGTGTTCAAACGACCAGCCACTGCGTCAATACCGCTACGAACTTTGCGAAGTTCGGACATTACGTTTGCGTGGTCTTGACGATTTTCCGTTCTGAATTCTTTGAAGGACTTCAGAAGAAAACCGACTCCAGTTCCTATTACGGGTATAGCAGCCGCAATGATGATTGCCCACGCATCGCTCATAGGTCACTCTTTAATTCCAAATTGTTGACCATTGATTTTACGGCGAGCATGTACCATACTTGATGCACCTTGTGGGGTGTTATCAATTACTTCTCTAATTTTTTGTCGTTGCAAAACATCTGGAGATGCATACTTTTTAGGAATACCACCAGTTTGACCGACTGGGATATCAGGGCGAACTGGGCGAACAAAACCTGATTCCGTTGCAGCGCCTTCCATTGCTTTTAACCCTGCTGTGTGTTTTACAGTCAACCCACCAGTTTGCCCAGCAAATCCACGAGCAGTGTCGTGCATGCGAGCGTCAGTATTGTCTGCATCGTAAAGATAAAATTCTTCTTCATTACCATGTGCGTCTTGCATCACCCAGCGTTCTGGTTTTGGTTCATCTTTACCTAACCACAACGCTGCTTGAGTGGTAAGACCAGCATCATGTCGTTGTTTTACACGTTTTGTAGGTGTCTGTTCACTAATGCTTCCAGTGAGATAATAGTTTGATGGTGCATCTGCTTCAGGTTCTTTTTCTCCTGGGCGAAGCACACGGTTCATTTTTTCTTTTGTGTAGTTCATATGGGTCATCAACGGATGTTGTTTTGCAAGACCAATTGCTTCTGGGTCTGTACTTCCTTTTCCTTCAAAATCCGCAATCCAAGGACCAGCCAAAGTTGTTTTATGCCAAGGAACGTCTGTCCACATGTTGCTACGCAAAGCAGGAATCATCCCAAGTTCACGAGCATTACGAGCGCCTTTTCGTGATTGAATTACAGCAAGTGCTCCAGCAAACTGAGGATTGTCTGCCCAATAACCAGACCTAATTTGTTTTGCTTTTTCAGCAGAACCTCCAGGCATACCATAATGCCCAGACTTAGAGTTACACAATTGAGTGCAGATTGGAGTCCTACAACCTGAGCATCCCTCAAATCTTCCGCTACTTGTAGCGTTTGCTAAAGACATACTCATTTGATGAGTTGACCTAACAAGTTCATCTGGGTGAGTTGCGTTTTTAGCAATTTTTAAATTAGTTGATTTTTCTCCAGGGTCAGTATCACTAATCATTGATAGACCAGCGCCACCACCACGGCTTTTCTTATACAAGTCCCAATCATCAATTACTTTTTTAGGTTGAGCAATTGCAGAACGATATTCAGATTCACTAACTGAATTGACAATATCTTGTAATGCTGGTAATTGTGGGGTTACTTCTATCCTTTTCTTAGCCATGTTGTTACCTCTGCTCGTAGTCGTACTGGTCTTTACGACCCTTACTTACGTGAATAGCCCTACGGCGAAGGTCAGTTTCTTTTACCAAACGACCTTCATCTTCTGGGCGAACTGTGTCTTTAAGTTTCTTGTCAAGCATTGGTTTACCAGGACCAAACGCAGAATCAATTGGGTCAGCCATTGGGTCACGTTGTTTAAACTGAGATTCCTGTAATGTGTCTGCTGCTTGCAAATCACGAGGAACTACATAGCCTGTTGGTTGGTAAACTTTTACACCCATGTCATTCTTAAGATAGGTGTTAAGAACAAATGGGTGTCGGCGTTCACGAGTCTTAGGTGGTGGGGCGGCTTGAAAGGAAGAATAGAACTGACCAGTTCTACTCATGTACAAACTAGGACTAAATGCACCCGTAGGGCTTAGTCCATATGTTTGGGCAATGCCTGCCCTTAAGTCATCGGTTGAAGTTAGAGCAGGTGAATCAAAACCGAGTGGTTCTGCACCTATTGCACCAGCGTCAACACTTGGGTCGCCGCCGACATCTGACATGATTAGTCGTTAACAACCGTCACGTTTGGTCGGTTCATGTGTCCGCCTGAGTTGTATGAGTACTCAAACTGTGGCATGTCATCGCCAGCCATTGCACCTTCAACAAACTCTGAAAGTACCGATGGGGCTTCAATCCACGATGCTGAACCAACATGAGCACGTTCACGCATGGTGTCTGCTGCATGCTTGTAGAACATCTCTGGGTTGTTCTGGTTCATTCGCAAAGGCGATGGTGCGGTGTCCTCATAGGCTCCACGACCAAAGTCGTTTGGAACGTCAGTGTCGGTTGCGACACCTTCTTCAAAGCGAAGAGGTCCCTTGTTGCCTGGAATGCTTGGAGCCATGTTTCGCTCAAAAACGGTAAGGTCACGTTCTGGGAACATTGGCGCTGGTGCTACTGTCATGTGTTACTCCTTGGAAAATAAGGTTTCCACAAGAATACCACTAATTGAAAAAGGGGTTCTCGCCAACTTGGATAGTAGGCATTGCGTCATACACAGTCATTGCACAGGCAAGAGCCAATGAGTCTGGGTAGTCGTCAAACGCACCCTTCTCATTTGGGGCTTCAGCCAGCATGTATGGACCACGATAAACCTTTTCTAGGTCATTCATTTGTTGATTAAAGCGTTTCCATGAACGGGTACGGCGAGCCTTAGAGTGTCCTGGGATTACTAACTGCTCACGTTGAATCAATTCCGTCAGGTGTACCCATCGTTCGTTTTGGTTTTTAGCATCAGAAGTCATAGCAATAACTTCTATATTTGGCAACAAAATCTTAAGGCGTTCCGCTACAGCACCACCAACACCTTGTGAGTCCACGCCAATACGAAGCACATCATAGTTACGCAAGAAGTCAATAATTTGAAAGTATTGTTGTTCCCACTCTTGGTCGTTAATTTCCAACCAGTTGAGAATACGGTGTTCGTAGAACCCGAATGGGTCTGGATGGTCCCAGTCAACCCAGCAGACAGTTACTACTGTGGAGTCATTGGAACGAGCAACGTCAATACCAACCACTACAGGGGTTCTCCACCATTGTTTGACCAGTGGCATAGACGGGTCATAAAGTCTTTCCATTCTTTCTTCAGTAACGAACATTCCCTTTTCCAGCATCCATCGGTTGCAATACGACATCTGGAATTCGTCAGAATCTTCACCAATGCGGAGTTTTTCTTTGGCAATAAATTTCCCGTAGTTAGCGTTGTACTTTGAAGCAACTTTGTAATCGTACTCAAAATGGCAATCCCTAATTACTTTTCTACTTTGATTAACACGCCGTTTGTTGTATTGAATCATCTTGTAGAAGTAGGACTTGTTACGGGAAGCCGTTCCAGTAAGCATGATACTTCCGTTGTTAAACGCCAACATCGGCTTGATTGATTTGGTAATCATAAACTCATCGGCTTCCTGAGCCTCGTCAATAAGCACAAAATGGTAGGTTTTTGATTCAATCTTTGCCTTTGGGTTACAGGTCTGCATTCGGCAGATAGAACCAGAGCGCTTCATGGTGATGATTTTTCCCTTACCACGAGTACCACCAGAGGTAGCCTTGTCATCCAGTTCAGGGTCAAGAAGAAAACCAAGGGCGTGTTCGCTAGTCAAACGACTTACGATACGACTAAACACGGTGTCTGCTTGGTCTTCAGTTGGCGCAAACACTCCCACCCAAAAACCTTTCTCAAACTTAGACAGCCAGGTTGGGTAGATGTTTGAAAGTTTTGGAAGAATGACCATCATTGATGCAAGTACGTTAGAAAGAACTTCTGACTTACCAGACTGACGAGTTGCGATAAGAGTTATTTCTTCACCGTCACCCAAAACAATGGACTCAATAATTCTGTACGCAATAGGAATTTGGTACGGGAACAACTCAACATCGCAAAACTGCTCAGTAAAAAGAACCAGTTTTGTAACTAACTGGTCAACAAACTCAGCCGAGGTTTCGTCAAGTTCTTCAACAATCTCTTCGGCTAGTAACTCTTGTTCTTGGTCCAATAGGGAATCCGACATACCCTACAAGCCTACCCTAATTTAGAAAAGTGATAACTGGTCTGGATTATTCGGGGCGTACATACGGCGGTTAGCCTCTACCTCATCCACCATCTTTTCTATCTGAAGTAGGAAATCGTGCATGTCTTCCGTATCCGCAATTAGTCGGTAATCAACCCGTTTTAGCAACCCATTGTGTGGGAACGCTTGAACACGAACTGCTAGGTCATTTGCTAGCCCAATAGTTCTGTCCATCTTAAGTTCTTCTGGTGCTCTCATTGTTTTCTCTTTTCTATCTCTGACCAAATAACTTGTAAGGCTTCTACACAATCATTTACTTCACTTGCTGGGGCATCTCTAAATCTCCACGCATCAAAAGAAGCACCCAAAGCCATGATTGAGTTATCCATCCAACCGTACAAAGAAGAGTTATCTAACTTAGCGGCTCGTTGTTGCGCCTTACTTGGTGGAAGTTTATCATGCGATTTTTCTTCCTTTTTAAATATCCCTAGTGCCACTGTTTAATCTCCTCTATTGTTGTGTCCATCTCACGACCACCTAACGCAAATAATAGTCCTTCTTTTTCACTCTTGATTTCGTTACGTCTACACAACCCAAATTGAAACAAGTACTTACCAAACCGTAATTGCGGTCCCTTACCTTTACGCCAGTACCCACCGAGTTCTTGACATGTACCCATTGCGATATGTGGGATATTAGGTGTACCAGTATCACGGACAATCCAATAGACAAACCAAATTCCACGAACTATATTCATGGGGGTAGATACTAGTCGTTATCGCCAATCAAGTGGGAGTTGGTATTGCCTGGTGTCTTGCTGTTCAACATCAGGGAACCCTTGGTCTTCTTGCTGTTGGCTAAATGCTCCGTACTGCAACTTCCTACCCAATGGCGTTGCTTGCGGCCTGTTGAAATGGTCTGGGTCAAAGTCAACATAACCACCACTCATACCACCAGTGTTAAATGTTTTACCTTTTGAAAGAGCCTCATAGAAACGCTTGGCTTGGTAAACAGGGACATTGTTAAACACGTACTTAGTTGGGTTTTTTCTACCCTTCTTTCCACGGAAGTCCATGTAGATATCACCAACCATAGTTTCTGGGTTAAAGAAATACTGGACAAAAGTAAAGCGAGTGCTGTCTTGTCCGTTTGTTCTTTCACCTAACATGTCTGGCGTTGCATTGTCCACGCCACCTGTACTAGCAACCCAGGGGTCAAAGCATTCTTCCTCGTTAAACAAGGCTTGCTTTGTTTGCTCGTCAGAAAGGGCAAACGCCTGCAAAGAGTCCTTGATTCTTGCCCTACCTGCGTTTCCTAAACCTCGTGCTCTAGCCATGCACCAATTATAGTTTGTTATTAACCTTTAGGCAGAATTGCCAGTAATACTTACCAACAACAGGCCATTCAATTTGGCTCTCTGCATCAAACCATGATTTTCCTGCTGGGTTATTAGGTATCACATCAAATAAATTGACAACATTGTTAAACTCCAATGAATTTAACAATTTCTCAACTCTTGACTCATGACAATTCCAATGGTGGTGAGCGCCATCCCACCATTCCAATCCAGGAACATGTGTATCAGGGACATCTAAATGCTCCATAACTGACTCCACCAACCACCACGGCTCTAAACCCTCTTTCCAGCGTTTAATAGTTCTATGAACATCTGGACCAACGACAAGCATTGGAGCATTGGGTTTAGCAATACGTTGCATGTCTTTGAGGAATGTAGACACCTCTAACCAAGGAATGTGCTCCAGCACATGACCCATGTAGATAGCATCAAACGTATTATCTTCAAACGGATACGGTTTACCAGGGGCTACCTTGACATCTGGTTTGGTGTCATCTGTTTCCCATGTATCTGTATTTACCCAACCTTGTGCGTAATGGGTTCCACAACCAACATTTAAAAGTTTCATGAAACAGGACCACCTTCTAGTGGGAAATACCACCCACCATTATTATTTTTTGCTGTTGGCATATCTTGACGGTGATTGATTCCTGAATAGTGAGCAATCAAAGATTTACGTGGCATACCAACAACATTAGGCTCAGAACCACGATGTAATAACCTACCATGCCAAAACAACACATCACCACGCTCTGGCAGATACGTGATTACTTCAGCGTTACGTTTCTCAATCTCTGCTTCAAACAATGGGGTAAGTAGTCGTTCACTATGTTTGGGCCATGTATGGTCTTGCTCATCTGGACTAAGTGCAGCAAGAATCTTTTCCCTAGTAACTGTAGGCCACCTGTGTGAACCACGAACAAATTGAAAAGGTCCAGAGTCTGGGTGAATGGTTTCAAGAGCAATCCAGATAGCAGCATAATAGTCACCAACATGGTCTGGATTTAAATAAGAATCTTGATGCCAATTACGGCGAGTAGTAACCCACCCCGTTAGATTTAAATGAAGACCAGCAGGTTCACCAATAAGGTCTTGCATAGTATTAGTAATTCCACTGTAAGTAAGAATATCCATCACTTCTGGATGTCTGCGATACGGTGTGCAATCAGGCCACCCACCAGGTCGCTCGGAGTTATTCTCTAACCAACATTGTTCATAATTGACCATCAACTCTTCTGGAACAAAGTTTTTCTTAATAACAAATCCGTCTGCATTCCAATCCATTGGGCCAATGGGGGGAGCAGGTATCGTTAGGTCATCTAGGGTAATCATAATGCTGAGATTTTCTCCATTACTTCATTCCAATCAAAGCCACGTTTTTCCATTGAAAACTGCTCTTTAACTACTTCGTAGTTTACCATTGCTTCATCTTTACGCATGTTTGGGTCAAGTAGTTCCTTTAGGTGGTACTTCCACTCCTCTGGAGTTTTGGCAATACGCCCTACCCCAGCATCCGCAAGGTATTGATATTCAGGTGAATATGATGCAATAAAAGGAACACCAGCAGCGACATACTCAAGTCCCTTGATAAAAGACTTTGCATGATTGAACTCAACATTGTTTAGGGGAACTAAACCAACGTCTATAGGTGGGAACAACTTAGGGTAATCAAGAATTGGAGCCATCGGCATAATTGTTGATTTCTGTCGGTAATGCCCAAGTTGTGAATATGCAAAAGGCGCATCTGGTGTGTGACCAGAGTGATGAAAAGTTAAGTTATGTTGTTTTAAAAACTTAGGAACGTGTGGATTAAGGCTTTCTAAGTCACTAGACCGCCAAGGTGTAGCACCAACCCAACCAACAACGGGAGAGCGTTTTGCTTTGTCTTTACGCATCTTCCAACGGTCAACATCTATTCCGTTGCGGATTAGAAACACATTTTTTCTTTTTTTAGAATAGAATTCATACAAAAATGGAGTAGATGTGATTACCGCATCTGCTTCATTAATCATGTGGAAATAGTGGTCACGGTTATTTTCTGGGTGTAGTTTTGGGTCAGTAGCCGCATACGCACGGTTAGTTGGCTCAAGACCTTCAAAAAAGTCGTCAATATCAACAACGATTTTTTGTCCTTTTTTCTTTGCTTCCTTTACCATGTCAGTGATTTCTTTACGCATCACCAATTTAAATACGAGGATTTCCCACCCGTGAATGGCTTTGTCGTTAGCGACAATTAATCCGTAACCGTGGTCTTCGTGCCAGCGTGGAAACCCCATACCAACACGCCACTCAAACTTCTCCAACTCTTTCATAGGAAGAAAACAGCGATACCACGCACAACCGTTTGGTTGTAGTGGCTTTGTCCCGTGCGCCCAATCGTATGTCAAAAACCCAATCGTTTTGTTACCCATAAACCTCTACTCTTCGTCTGTGTCACTACCCTTTCCAGCGACAGCAACGAAGTGTACAACAAGTCCAGCCACAGTAATCCACACACCCCAAGTTAGGGTTTGCCCAGACAGGGTAATAAGGACCATGCCAGTTCCAGCCAGTGTCCAAACCAGCCCATGTACTTCATTCCAAAGTCTTTTCACAATGCTCCTTAGTAGAAGGTCGTTTTGCCTATTTGCGCTTGTCTACGGGCCTCCTAGGAGGCTCTACGGGGATTGTGGAGTTATCGTCTACGACTAGAAACAACTGGTGCAGGCAGTATAAATGATACCGTAGTGGCGGCTACTACAACACGGCGTACCCCTACAGATACCGTAGAATCCGTAGGAACATAGTTATCAAAGCCACCTTCAAAGACGTTAATTTCTTCTTCAAAGGCTTCTTTTACTTCGGTTGGCGCATCTTGTACAGCATCAACAATTGCTTGTGCTTGTTCGCTAGTTAACTCGCCAGTATCTACTGTGGCGAAAATCTCAGTTGCTTGGTTAGCAGTTACGTTTTCCAGAACGGCTGCGCTGGTAGCAAGTTCAGTTGCCTGGTCGCTAGAGATTTCTGTAGCCAAGATGGTGTCCACAACTTCTTGAACTTGTTCTTGGGTAATGTTGTCTGACTCCAAAATACCCAATACTTCTTCAAGAACTTCTGGAGTTATCTCTTCAAGGGTATCCAGGTTCTCAACCACGGCATCAACAATGGCTTGAACTTGTTCTTCCGTGATGTTGTCTGAGTTAAGAGCGTCTACAACCTCGGACAAAATCTCTGGAGTAATTTCTGTAATGTCAGTCAATTCTTCAACTACAGCAATTACTTCTTCTTCAACAACAATCTCTTCAGGGGTAGTTGTAATTGTGGTTTCTTCTACTGTAGTATCAGGATATGTTTCAGTTGTTGTGGTTTCTGGCTCAGTCATTTCTGGCTCTGGCTCAGTTGTCGTGGTTGTTTCTTCTACAGGCATCTCTTCTATATAAGGTTCCTCTACTACTGTTGTTGTGGTTCCTGTTGGTACTTCCACGACAATTTGAGGCACGGAGGTGGTCGTAGATGAAGTTGTTGTTGTGGTGCTTGTTGTATTCTCCACTAACGTGGTACTTGTTTCTGGCACTGTCGTGGAAGTCGTGGAAGTCGTGGAAGTCGTTGAGGAGGTCGTAGATGTTGACTGCTCTGGCGGTAGTGTCGTGGTCGTTGTTGATTCTGGCAATGTTGTTTGGGGTACGGAAGAAGTCGTAGTTGACTGAGGAATAGTTGTACTTGTAGTACTTGTAGTACTTGTAGTACTAGTAGTTGTAGTCGTTGACGATGTTGTAGAACTGGTGGTTGTTGATTCAGCAAGACCATTCCATAGAGATAAATTGCTAATTGTCAGATGCCCAGGTTGGCAGCAAGAATCAGTGGAGTACTGACGAAACGTAAAAATGTCACCCTCTTCAACGGGTACAGTCATGGTTCCCGTTGCATTGTTTTGTTGTGTAATCAAGGTGTATACACCGTTGATGCCGTACTGTGGTGGGTCATACACCCAACCATCGTTGGTTTGATATGCCCAAGTGAAATCTATTGTGTCCACATTGGCAGGAATTGTGGTTTCAATTTTCACCCAATGCGATTGACCTCCACACCCACCATCGTTAGGACCATGCAAGATGATGGTGTCATTTATGACTTCTATTGAGCCATTACAGGATGCTGATTGACTGTATGTCCAGTTTCCAAGAGCATCTGCTTTAACGGAAGTGACTGGTGCAAACCAAGCCAAAAGCGCTACGGGAAAGTAAAACCAAAATCCTTTGCGTAGTTTAGGCACGGCCCATTATAGCCGTTACCACTTACCTAGGGGGCAGGTTGCTTGAAGCAACTTCGTTTTTGATGCCATTAAACAACCACATTGCTTACATTGTTTAGTTAAGGAAATAAGTTCGGGACATTTGTTACAAGTATCCATACGTGCTTCTGCAACTTCTTCTGATGCACGTTCTACATTTGGGTTCAACATATCCCAAGGTCGTGTAGTTCCTAACTTTTTTTTGTATTCCTGCCAAGCATTCATTGCGGTGATTTAAACTCCCCGTTTTCGTATGTCCAACCATACATATTTGTTCCTTGTAAGTTTTCAGGTAACTCAACAATCTTAGGGTCAGAGGACATAACAGCAATCAAATATTCTAGTTCAAGTGCTACTGTCTGTACCCAAGCAACTTCACCATCAACTATAAATGTGTACCAACGCATTGGTTTATTTGGGTCAAATTCTTTTTGTTCCATGACCGTATATTAGCACCTGTGACAAGGGTGTCCACAACAACTACTGTACCCACCTGGGGAACAGGCATACCAAGAACCAATTGCGGCATTACAGCCAATGCATGGGTTTGGTGACCCTGCGTAATGAATAATATCGTAACAAACAATGTTGTTATTACCGAAAATAAAGCAGGTTCCGCAGTTTCCACCTTCTGTAGTTGTGAATGCGTATGTGCAAGAAGCACAACTTGGAATAGATGTGCCAACTACAGTTCCTGTACTAGAGGTAGCAAACCCCGTGCGTGATGCGAAAACTGATGCTATTGATGAAGACCCATTCCCCAACCCTGATGCTGTCAGTGTGCTACCAGAGCGAGTAATGCTTCCTGTGTTTACGCTTATATTGTATGTATTATCAGCGTTATAATTTGTAATAGTTGCTGTCCAACCACCGTTTGCTGCTGTAGTTGCACTAAATGTAGGAGTATCTAGTTTAATTTCGGCGGAACCAACGCCTAATATTTGCATGACTATGCCACCAAGTTGCCGAGAAGCACCCACTCATCAGTGTTGATTTTTAACAACGTAGCAAGGGAATAACGACCATTTAACTTGTACTTGTCTCCTTGTGAGCGCATTGTTGCACTAGTGGAAATAGTTACCTGACCAGTTCCCAATTGCAACACGTTTACTTGGTCACCAATTTGAAATGCTTGCGAGGAGTTAACTGGGATAGTTAAAGTGACTGGAGAAGAACTATCAAACACAACTACCTTGTGTGCGTCTGCCAACACCAGTGAATAGTTTCCTGTTTTTGCGGCTGGAATAGTAAGAGCAGTAAGGGCTGCTGAACCAACGGAACGGTCACCTACTACGTTCTTTGATAAAAGTTCCCAGGTATTAGCGCTACGCTTAACAAGCGTTGCTGAAGCCCACTGCCCATTGAGGGACAGTGAGCCATTGAAACCGTTAAGTGTGACACCACCTGCTGCTGAGAAAGTCACAATTCCAGCACCAGTCTGAACCACCTCCATAACATCACCGTCATAAAATGCTGTGGTTGAATCAGCAGGTACGGTTACTGTTACTGCACTGGAATTATTAAACTCCAAAATCTTTCCACGGTCATCAAACATAAGGGTATATGTAGTGCCAGATTGGGCGTTAATCGGGCGGTTAATACCCGTTAAATCCCTAGTTGCGCTTACCTCAGAAAGGCGTGAAATCACGAAATTTCTACTCCAAAGATTGAAAAGGAAAGGTTGGCGCTAGATGCGTAAATTGTCACCACATCTGTAGTTGCCAAGGTAAAGCCAACGCTCAAAGTAGCGGTGTCCTTTGGCAAGATGTTTGCATCGTAAATGATGTAGTGCTGGTTAGCAATTGACGTACCAGAAGGGCGAATAGCCACACGGTAGGTGGCTGCTGAAGTACCACGGTTGCACACGGACAGCGTTGAAACCACTACCGATTTACCAGCACCTACGGTGAGGAGGTCGGTATTAGTAGTTGCTGACGGTGCAGATTGGGCAAGAACCTTATATGCTTGGGCCACGGGCGCTCCTTAAAAGTCTGTAATGGTCCCTATTTTATCATGGAAGCATCCCGTGGTGTCCATGTTGTAGCCTCTAGAAATGAAACAAATTAGCATTATCAACAATTCTTCTTTTCAAGAGTTTCTAGAAAACAGTGAAAAATACGTTAATGCCCTCAAAGACCTTGGTGCAATAGTCCTCCGTGGTCATAGGTTTTCTAGAAAAGAGCAGTTAATTGCTACCCAGGTATTCGGTAACTATTTAGGTTATTACCCCAACCTTAACAGTATGAAATTTTGGCATTATGAGGAAAGTCATACCATTTCAATCAACAGAAGAAAATGGGCTACAAAACAAGACATACTAGTTCCGTGGCATCTTGAGCATTTTGGCTACCCCAACCCAGCAATTGGGGCTACTTGGAACATGGAAAAGTTTACATGTGACAGTGATGCTGGGGCAACCATCTTTGTTGACACCTCAGATGTGTTTGCTTTACTAGACAATGAACAAAAGTCGTTTCTTAGGTTATGCAAGATTTCTGCGCTCCCATCTTGTGATGACCCAGTGATGCCAAAAACTCCAACAGTTTTTAATGCCATACAAAAACACAAATTATCTAATAAAGAGATTATGCGTATGACCTTCTGTAGGGAGGGTGAAACAAGTACTAATTGTAAATTAATTGAGTTTAATGGAAGCGAGCCAAACGATTATGCAATTGGAATGTTTGGGTGGTACGAACAGTGGCTTGGAGAGCAGGTACTAAATAATACAAACATCCGCCAAATACATCATTGGCAAGATGGTGATTTACTAATTGTTGATTTAATGGTTATGTTTCACGCTGTTTTAGGAGGTTTTTCTGAAACAGAACGCTTCTTTAATGGGCTTTGGATGCACCAATACGATACTTCTAAGTATGGTAACTAGTTCTTTAGGAAATAAGTACTTCCAAGGAAGTTAGCAAGATGTATGGTTAGCCCATCAGCGTTATTAAGTGTCTCATGTAACGGGTACATGTCGTGTTCTTTATACAAAGGTGAGTAAAGAGTTGAAAACCCATTCGTAGAAGAAGCACTTATCATGCCTCCTGGTAGTAGTAGGTTAGAAAAAGAATCCAATACTTCAGAGTTGTTAAACAGTGAATATCCAGAAATAAAAATCATGTCAAATATTGGTTCTTGCATTCCAACCAACTCTTCAATAGAGTAGGCAGTGTATCCAAATGAGTGGTTTTCTGATGTGTTCTTTAGGTGTTTTTCCCACCAAAAGAAATACTGATTGTTTACAAAATTTATATTTGAGTCTTTTAACAACCCGTACAAAGGAAGTCGGTTAATTAACCCATCAACAATAAGGACATTTTGTGGTTTTTTTGTTGAAATAAGTAATAAATCAACTAGACAGTTTGCCCCAGCAATGGCATGTAAATCTTCTGTAAATGGAATGTCGTACCAATTTGTTTCAAGATGCACTCCACGAGCAATAAAACGAGCATCAAGGTTTGCTTCAACCGTAGTTTGTTTTACTTTACTAATGAAATCATTCCACTCTGTACGTGTTTCTTCTGATGAAACCTGTGAATTAAAGGAAGACAGTTTAGAAGAAATTAAGGCAGTATACGCAACGTCTTTGTTCATGCTTGCTCCAAATACTTACAAAGGGTCAACCCTTGCCAACTGACTCTTATTCTATGGATAAAATATTGATAGTTTTTACTTACAAACGGATAAATAGAAAACATATCGTTACTATAATTCTCTTCCTCAGATTTGTTATCAGGAACTAGTATGTAGTTGTATGTTTTGCGTAATGCATCAATATACTCATCTATTGTCATTTCTTCTAATTTAGATGGGTCTAGTCCTGTAATCATCATAAGAACAGTAAACCAATACTCATGCCTGTTTAAATCCTCAGCCCAATCGTAAAGTACTGCTGACGAACCTGGTTCACATGAAACTGGCATACTAGTTATCCTCTGTCTTGTCTTTGTACGTAGCCATTTGTGCTGAACAAATTAAAAGCACATTTTCATCTTGAGTAAACCATTGCTTTGAGTTTGGGTCATAACGAACAATCAACTCATCAAGGTTGGTTTCTGGAACCTTTGTAGTGTCGTCATCCGTTGTTTCATCCACATTTGGTGGAAACGGGGTTTCAAAAGGCTTCATAACTAACTATGCCTTAAGTTTTTCCAAATTTGAAACGTGCTTTTTTAGCAATTCATGCGATTTAAACATGAGGTCAGTTTCAGGAAAGTCATGTTCGTAGGGGTAATCAATGGTAGATATATCAACACCCAATGCAGCAGCCAATACGCTGATGGAGTACTCCAAGTGTGAAGTTGCTTCAGTTTTTGCTTTAAGCATTTGCTCTGGTGAAAGGGCCATAATGTTATCCTTTGTATATAGTTACCTAGTGTAGTTTACACTACTGGGGTGGCTAATCTGGGTAAGCCTCTAGTGGGTGGTCCGATGCAATTACCGTCTGCGTCAACTCCTGTTTTTATACCCTTAACCCAAGTCCAAGGGTTTTCAACGCTATTTTTCTGTTTTGATTCCATGTACCGTAACCGTTGGCGAACCTTTTCTTTATCATCCCCCCAGTTTCCTGTTGAGACTGTCACATTTTCTAAAATGGTATTGTCGTAAATAGTCAAGAAACAAAAAGGTTCTCCAGCATGGAAGGTCACTGGTTTTCCAATTGTGCGAATTCTCCAACTAATGTCAACTGTGTCAGGCCACCAGAAACTAGGAATTGACGCTGATAGTGGGTCAGCATCTGGATGAAAATAGTTTGGCGAACCAGTAATCCACGTACTGTAGTTTTCATCAGTCTCAATAGCCCAATCTAGGTGAAAAGTAACCATGTCTATGATTCCTGCTCGTGCCTGTTCCCTACCGTCTGCTGTTGTTTCTCCAGATATAATCCTTGCCACTGAGTTTGGCTCATCAAGTTGTACGACAACATCTTCTTGTAGCACAAACTCCCACCCTAAAACATTGGCTGTTGTGACAGGTAAACATTGATATGCATGCTTGTTATGTGTAGCATCCATCCAATCCCTCTTTAGTCTGGATTGTCTGATTTCGGGTGGGTTGTTAGATACTTTTAAAAACTTAATGTTTGTCACTATAGTTACCTTGACTTATTCCTGTGCATTTGTGGTGTCTATCGTTGTAGTCAAACATAGTAACTGCAGAATACTTTGTCCCACTAATAACGGGCAGTGAGGCGTGTTGGAATAAGTACGCAGATGGAAAGAAAATAATGTCTCCTGCATCTGGTTTAATTTTTAAGTCAAACCGTGGGAACCATAACTCACCACCCTCGTAGTCATTATTGAGGTACATGACGGAAGATACTGTGCATGTGTAGGAAAAACCGTGGTCTGAATGGACTGCAAAGTGTTGACCAACCCCGTACTTAACGTAATTGATTGCTTCCATATACTCAGTTTTAACATTTACAAGAGATTCGTAATGTCTAAGACATGCTACTAATGGGTCGGTTGTGTCTTTCCAAATATTATATATTTCAGAATATTGAGGTGGAGCACTTTTTGCCCTAATTTCATCTATTTTGCAATCAAAACAATTTCGGTACTCAGGCATAGACTCGTAGTCACCAACAAGTGCTTCTTTCCACATGTATGTAGGTGTTGTGCTTTCACCAATAGTTTCTTCAAGCCTTTCAATAAGCCTTAAAGATTTTGGTAAAACATTATGATATATAACAATTCCTAATTTGAAATCTGAAACATAGTCAAAAGTAATATCCATCTTGTTATCCATCTTGTTATCCTTTTATTTTTACTTTTTTTGTTATTTAAATGCAGGTGCAAACGATGGGCCAAACGATGGACCAAATGGTGGTGGAAATGAAGGACCAAAAGATGGTGGCGCTACATAACCACATTGCCCATCTCTATACGCTCCATTATACCCACCAGTTCCAGCGCATGTTTGACATCCACCGCAATCATAGTACTGGTAGGAAACTTGACCGTCACAACTAATACCAACGTATGAGCAGTTACCAGGATACGGTGGCGGAGCACACGGAGGGCAAAAGTTTGGAGGAAAATAAGGAGGGGCAACAGGGGTAACGGAGTTAGATGCTGCTGAGTACGCACTGTTTCCGTAAACACTCTCTGCTCTTACAGTGAATGTGTAAGCAGTTCCGTTTGTTAATCCTGTAACCGTGCGTGAAGTGACGTTTACACCAGTTGCTTGTAACCCACCAGGGTTTGATACTACTCTGTAAGTAACATCACCAGCAGCAGCAGTACCAGTAGCCCCTTGTGTAAAAGTTACTGTTGCTTCAGCGTTACCACCAGAAGCGCTGGGGCTAGTTGGGGCTGACGGGGCAACACCCATTACCAACGATGGACTTGACGAAGATGCGACAGATTCAACACCATTTGAAGAAATGGCTGTAACAGTAAAAGTAACAGTACTTCCTGCTGTTAGTCCAGTAACTTGAATAGGGCTAGAACTTCCTGTTGCACTTTGACCAGAACTAGATGTGGCTCTGTAGGAAATAGTCCCCTTACCAACATAAGTCGGGGCAGTAAAAACTACGTTAGCCGCAGTACCTGATACCAGTGTTGGTGTACCAATCGTTGGTACTCCTGGAATTTTGCCGCCTGAATCCTTTGTTGCCATAAATTATGCCGAAATGTCTCCAACGAGCACCCAAGTGTTTTCTGCTCTCTTGATGAGCGTAGCATATGACCACTGTGCTCGCATCTTGAGTCCTGGTGTGGCGTTGATGGTCACTCCACCCGTAGCCACGATTGTGGTTTGTCCAGAACCAGTCTGAAGAATGTTAATCTGCGAACCAACTGGGAATGCCACTGATGAGTTCAAGGGAACCGTAAGGGTGTTAGCAGAGCCGACACCCATCTCCACAACCTTGTTTTTGTCAGCCAACACGAGTGTGTAAGAAGCAGTTTGGGCGTTTGTTGAAACGTCAGCCAACTTACCAAGTTCAATTGCAGCAGATGCACTAATGTCAGTGTTCACAATCACACCAGAAGCAATTGCGGTTACGCCAGTATCCGAGATAGTTACATCTCCAGTTTCAGTAACGGAAGTAGGGACTCCAGATGAGTTGTAAACAATGATGTTTCCAGCAGTACTTGTTGCCAATTTGCTGAGTGCAATTCCAGCAGATGCGCTGATGTCATCATTGACAATGGTTGCATCGGCAATCATTGTGCTTGTGACAGTCCCACTATCACTAGTAGTTACAACACCACTTGCGTTAACCCAAGCAGAGCCGTTCCATTTAAGGAAATCACCTGAAGTAGGGGCTGAAGCAGAAACATTGCCAATGTCATCAAGAGCATTGATGATTGGAACTGATGCTGGAACCCATGCGGAAGATGCAGATACATACTTGAGGAATTCTCCATTTGATGGTGCTGATGCAGAAACATCGGATAAAAAGTCAAGGGTAGGAGTTGTTGGACCCCATGTTCCACCAGCACCACCAGCAGGAGTAAATGCCAGAACCTGACCACTAGTACCCCAATATGGGTCTATTTGAAATACATCTGTACCATTGCTGAAATTAATACTATTAGCATTTAATGAATAATAAGGACCATCCAAGGCGTTTGCCCCAAGAATTTGGTCCACTGTTATATCCAATGTACCCTCCACTGCGGAGGACATGGAAATACCAGATGTAGCGCTTATTGTTAGGTAGTCGGTAGTGCCAGGTACACCTAAAGTCAATCCTTGACTGTTTGCAACCCATGCGGATGCAGATGAAGACCAAACAAGAGGACTATTATCTACGGGTGCTGAAGCACTGACATCCGAAATGTTATCCAGTGTTGATGACGTATTCAGGTAATACGAACCCTCTTGCCCATCAAGAAGGTCAGCGTTAAGGTTTGTAACAACCGTAGACGATGAAACAGACATTGGAGCAGTGCCAGTTGCAATTGTGCTTTCAAGGGTCTTTACAACAAGAGGTGCGGCTGAGTAACTTGCATGAGCAGTATTGATTGGGTCAGTTGGTTCTGGTTGATAAGAATCAAAGAACTTCCACTTACCGTCAGTAGCATCACGGAATACTCCAGCATGCCTGTAAGTCCCATCGTTGTAGTTTCCAGCAATACCGAGGTCTGGGTTTGAAATGGTGTTTCCATCATTCAAGTAGATAAATGAGTCTTCAATTGCAAGGTTTGTCTCTGTTGTTGTGTAGTAGACACCACCAACATGCAAGTCAGTACCTACATACATAGCACCAGTTGTTGACAACGAGCCAAATGTTGGTGAAGCAGATGTAGCAACTGATTGACCAATTGCAATTGTTGGAGTTGTACCCTCACCAGAGTTGTTGGTAATGGTAAGACCCGTTCCAGCAACAAGCGATGCAACATAGTCACCAGTAGTCTTTGTTCCAAGAGCCACTGTGTTGTCTGGGAGTGTTACAACTCCAGTAAAAGTAGGCGAGGCGCTTGGGGCCTTAGAATCAATCTGTGTTTGGATAGCAGACGTAACCCCATCAACGTAGTTAAGTTCAGTTGTTGAAAGCGTAGCCCCATCAAGAATATTTAGTTCTGCGGCTGTTGAAGTAACACCAGTTAAATCCGTTGGAGCGATAGAAATATTTGTAGAACCATCAAATGATTGACCAGCGATATTTCTTGCTGTCTGTAAGACTGTTGCAGTAGATGCGTTACCAATTACTGGAGCAGTAACAGCAGCAAAAGTTACCGATGCGCTTGTCCCAACAGCCTGCCCAATGGCGATGGTTGGACTTGAGCCTTCACCAGGAGTGTGTGTTACCGTGACACCAGTACCAGCAGTTACGTCATTTACGTAGTTGCCAGTCGTGTCTGTGCCAAGCGCTACAGAGTTTGGTTCAATTGTTGCTGTGAGAGTTGCATTCCCAAGATTGGTAAATGTTGCTGAACCACTAAGGTCACCACCAAGTGTGATTACTGGGGATGCAGTAGCACTTGCTTTATTATCTAACTGGGTTTGAATAGCCGAAGTTACGCCATCCACATAGTTAAGTTCTGTGGCAGTAGCGGTTACACCAGTAAGGTCAGTTGGGGCAATAGATATATCAGCAGAACCGTTAAATGCTTGTCCAGCAATATTACGAGAAGTCTGTAATGTCGTTGCAGTTGAGGCGTTCCCAATAAGTGGTGCTGTTACCTGACCAAATGTTACGCTTGCGCTAGTACCTACATCTTGCCCAATTGCAATTGTGGCGTTAGAACCCTCACCAGGAGTATGTGTAATGGTTACACCAGTTCCTTGGGTTAGGTCTACCATGTAGTTACCAGTGGTGTCGGTTCCTAGATTAATAACTTCAGGTTCCCAACCAGTGTTTACCCATTTAAGGAAGGCATTTTCACCAGGAGCAGACGCAGATACGTCTGTTAATGAACCCAATGTTGAATTCATAGTTGAAAGAATTTCTACGTTGGAACTTCCATTAAAAGGCACTGTTCCAGTTACTGCCCCAGTTAACTGAATGTTTCTTGGGGTAGCAAGTGTTGTGGCTGTATCAGCATTACCTGTAAACTCTCCGTAAACCCTAGCAAAAGTAACAGAAGCACTGGTTGCTACGTCTTGTCCAATGGACAGAGTGTTTCCAGTTTTTGTAATGCCCGTACCAGCAATAATGTTTGCTGTACCTGTAAATTGAGTAAAAACGATATCATCAGTACCAATTTCATGGTGTTGTTCTGTTCCATTACCTGTACCAGTTGAACTAACAAGAAATCCTTGGTTACCGTTCACAGAACCTGAACCAATGTAACAAGCATCTCCACGAACAACATTGTCTTCAAAACCATCAAAGTCTATTGCTCTTGTAAGAATGTACACAGCACTAGCAGAACCCTGGTCTGAAACAAGGTAGATACCGTTTTGTTTTGCGTCAGCCTGATTCTTAATCAGAACTCTGTCATTTGTTGTTGCATTCACACCATCAATAGACAAACGACCATTTTGAGTAGCGGTGAGTGTTGCCCCAACACCATCTGTTCCGTTGTCGTAATCTGGTAGATTAGGCAAAATTGTTGCTGTTGCAAGTTTTACAGACAAATGCCAGTTGATACCTGCGGCAATAGCATCAACATACTGTTTTGTTACAGCATGGTTTGATGAAACTGGGCTGTTAGTAAGTGATACTTGAGCAAAAGTTACAGAGGCAGATGTACCTACCGCTTGACCGATTGCGATGGTTGCATTTGAACCTTCGCTTGGGGTGTGTGTGATTGTTACACCAGTACCCTGCGTAAGGTCTGACATGTAGTTTCCAGTTGTGTCAGTCCCAAGAGCAATTGTTCCACTTATGGCAAGAGTTCCGCTCGCATCAGGAAGACTTACGGTTCTATCGGCAGTTGGGTCTACAACAGTAAGTACTGTTTCAAACTCGTTTGTTGTTGCGCCTTCAAATGTAATGAAGTGTGGTTCTGGAAGATAAATACCATGAATTCTTGGAGTTCCACCAGTAGCCGTAATTTCTGGTCCATTAATGGTTGGAGTGGTAAGAGTTTTATTAGAAAGCGTTTGAGTCGTATCCGTGCCGACAAGGGTTGTCGTTGCATCAGGCAGAGTAATAGTTCTGTCTGCAGTTGGGTCGGTTACAGAAAGAGTAGTTTCAAACTCGTTAGCGGTTGCACCTTCAAAAACAATGCTTCCGTTTAGGTTCAAACCAGCAAATGTTGGAGAGGTAGATGCTGATACATCCTGACCAATCGCTACTGTTGGGGTGGAACCTTCACCTGAATTGTTTGTAATGGTCAGACCAGTTCCAGCAACAAGTGACTCAACGTATGAACCAACCGTGTCGGTTGAAAGATTTACGGCATCGTTAATCCATGAAGTTCCATTCCAACGAAGGAAATCACCATTGGCTGCGCTGGTAATTGTGACATCCGAAAGGGCATCAAGAGAGGCACTACCAAGGTTAGCGTTTGAATAGCCAAGACTTGTCCATGCCGTAGAACCATTACCAATCTTAAACTTGGCAGTATCTGTTTCGTACCCAATTTCTCCTGAAGAGAGTGTTGGGTTGGCAGCAGTCCATGCAGCAGCAGTAGAACGCTTTAATTGAATTTTAACGCTCACTAGAATACTCCTCCGTCATAAACTGCCTCAATCATGTTAGTAAGTTCTGCTTCAAAAATATCTTCAAAACTTGTTCCGCCATCAATATCTAGTAAACTAGCGCTGTTGTCTTGATTAACCCAGTTGGTCCCATTATAGACCAGTATCTGCCCAGTAGTTGGGGAAGGTACTGACACATTACCAACATCATCAAGTGAATTAATTGTCGGAATTGCTGATGGAACCCATGAAGATGATGCTGAAACATATTTTAAAAAATACCCATCAGTTGGTGCAAACGCACTGACATCTGATAGGTCATCAATAGAACCAACGGTGCTGGCAACCCCTGGGGCAAACTTAGTGCCATCAAATTTAAGAACTTGATTTGTAGTTGCACCCGTAGGGTCTATTTCAATGCTGTCTACAAACAGAGTTGGTGTTTTAAAAGTGTCATCTGTCTTAAGAACATTGGCAGAGTCACGGTATAGGTTTACATCACCAACGGCAGAACCGTCACCCCAAACAAGACGACCACCTGCTTCAATTTTTAAGCGAGAATATGTGTCTTGGTCAACATAAACGGTTATAGCATCAGAACCAGCAGATGATAACTGCTTAACAGTGATAGGTACTGTAAATTTCTGTGCCACGACCTCAATCGCTTTCTATGTTATGACTCCTCAGAGTCTATTTAGGTACTAACCTACTACAACGATGGTGTAATCGTTAGCGGAGATAGTTCCGTAAAGAACAACTGACACAGTATCTGCGTTAGCACGGGTCACATCTCCAATTACCGTAGCACCAGTTGATACTTCGTAAATCTGCACGTTTACATCTGTTGTATTAAAGTTGTGAGTAACTGTGGTGGTTGATACGCCTGTGCTGCTTGCGGCACAACCTTGCTTGGCAATACGAGCAAGTGTTGAGGTTGATGTTGTGACTGCACCAGCACTAGTTTTAATACCAAGGTTTGTACGAGCAGTTGCCGCATCACTTGCGCCAGTACCACCGTCTGTAACAGCAACGTCTGTACCGTTCCATACACCCGTGGTGATGGTTCCCAAAGTAGTGATGCTGGACTGACCAACATAGGTTGATGCGATATCTACAGAGTCAGCATTAACCGTAATTCGGTCAGAAGTACCAACTACGTTAAGTACGTTTCCAGTTTTGGTAAGACCGTCACCAGCAAGGATGGTTCCAGCAACTGAGAACAAAGCCCATGTAAGACCCGTTACACCTACGTTGATAGTTCCGTTAGTGGTGAGTACCCAACCGCTATCTGCGTTAACAGCACCTTCTTCAACGAAGGTAAACGCACCAGGGGTTACTTCTGCGTTAGAATCAAAGTCAGTTGCACGAACTGCTGCACCCGAAGCCTGAACAATATAGATACCGTTTTCTGATGCAGTGCTCTGGTTCTTAACAAGAACACGGTCACCTGTTGCAAGCGTTACGTCAGTGTCAAGAGTGTCACCGTTTTCAAGGTCTGACGCAAGGTTAATTGGTGCAGTTGTTGCGGCACGTACTGAAGCCTTAACATCAAGTCCAGAACGGGCAGCATCTACATATGCCTTAGTTGCTGCATGGTCATCGTGAGTTGGGGTTCCAAACTTAGCCTGACCGTTAGCATCACGGATAACCAATTTGTTTGCAGTTGCTTCAGAAGTTGCATCAGCCAGTTTTGAGAAGTCTGAAGCGGTCATCAAACCAGCACTTGCCGATGTAGCAAGGTTTGCTGTAATGGTGATAGCACCATTTGATTCGCTAATGGTCAAAGCGTTGCTGTATAGGCCAGCAGAACTTACGCCAGTAATCATCTTTCGCCATGCGGCGGCAGTAATGTCGTAAACCTTAATAGTACCTTCAGTACTATTGAAAATCATCCGACCATCAAAGTTGCCCGTACTTGGGTCTGTGCCAACTACTTCAAAGGTAGCGTTAAGCAGTTGATTCTGATTAAGGTCAATATTAGTTAGAAATTTTTGAGCCATTAAAAATCCTTACGTGAGGTAGGCATAGCCTGAGAACGCTGATGAAAAGTTTACTACAACTTGTGTGGTGCTGGTATATGTGACTTCTCCGAATACAACCGTTTTTGCACTGTCAACAACAGAAACAGACGGGTAACCACCTAAAGAGTGGTTTATTGTCCATGTTGCTGACGCTGTTCCTTGAGTATGTACATGGCGTGATGCCTTTTGGAAAACAAGGTTGAGAATTTGGTTAGGAGAAATACCAGTAATGCTGGCACTAGCAGTTTCCCCAGTAGTGACCGTTCCGATGGTTAAGGTGTTTGGTGGGCCAGCAACACCAGGGTCGCTGACAACTATGTCAACGGTTGAAGAGTTTACACTTAAGTTACCAAGAGCAGATTCGTCTACATAGACAATGCTGTCATCTGGACTAAGTACAAGGGTGTAATCAGGCATACGGGTTAGTTGCCACCGAAGCGTCTACAACAATGGTTCCTGAAGCAATTCTGTCCCAATCTCCAGCGCTGTCTTGAACAAACAGGTCAAAGGTATGGCTACCTGCAGGAATAGGGTTTTTATCCGAAATATGCATTTCTAAGGTAGTCCCAGTCTTTGGGGCCAAGTAACCACGCCTATTAGCAGTGAGGGCAATAATTGTTTCTTCGTTGGGGGCAGTTGAGTACCAACGCAAGTCAAGAGTCTTTACATCGTTAGCGTCTACTGCCTGAAGGTATGCGTTAGAGACAACCTGAAGTGCTCCAGTACTGTCTTTCCACGTAAATGTTTTACGGAAATCCTGATTTTGGGTCATACGCAGTTCCATTGATTGCGCCTCATTTCCATCTGTTACTGTATTATTGGCTTCTACTGTGATAACTCCAGCACTAACTCTGTAGTACGTGTCATTAAACTTGGCTAAAACATCATACTCCAAGTCACCAATTGGTAGTTCAGAAGTCTCAGCCCCAGTAAGGGACAATAGGATTTCCCCAGACCCTGTGATTTCAGCATTAAGTTTTCGTTTAGATGTCGCTGTTGATTGAATTTGTGCTTTAACAGCAGTTGGAACCATCAAACGGTGTTTGCTTTTACTTTTAATTACAAGTATGCGCTTAAGAGGAATGCCTTGAGTGGCAACATAATTTACTGTACGGGCGACCATTTACCTATTGTACCCCAATTACTTTTTACCTTTACCCTTGCCACCACTCTTCTTAGGAAAGTCGTGACCAATCTCAGACATCTTTCTGCGAACAAGACTTTCCATGTTTTTTACTGCACGATGGTCTGAAGGGGTACTAGCCATGTGGACAACCCCATCACCTTTGATGCGAAGTTGGATATGACCGCTTTGAGTCTTGTGACCCATCACAGGGGTGCTTCCTTGACCTACACGGGTCAACATTTCACGAAAGGGTTTATCAGTGGTCAAACCACGGACACGTTCCTCATTAAGAGCGTGTTGGTCCCAATTAAGATTTTCCTCTGTACCCATGCATAGATTGTACTACTCCCTAGGCATACGGTACGGAAGAATCGCCTCCATGCGCTTGAGGGCTTCATCAAACTCTTCTGGGGTGCTGAATACACGAATTACGTGCATACAAGGGTCACCACCATCTTCCATTTCGTCTTCTTCTTCATCGGTAGTTGGAATCCCATCATGCATGTAACAGGTTGGGTACAAACACCATTTGTTGTCAATCCCCATTGCCAACCATGTGTCAAAGTCAAGTTCTTCTTTAGTTGCCATCTTTGTTCCTTTATTTCATTACGGATAGTGTTACTTGGTATTCACCGTATTCTGGCTGGTCAATCGCTGTAACCATGACCGAACTGAATCCTTGGTTATGTGCGAGTATAACAGCCTGTTCCTTTGCGTCAAGCATTTGAGGCGTATGAATTGTGTAGGTGATTACCATGTCTAAATCCTATCGTCAGTAATCGTATTTTGAAAACTTCTTTATCTTCTTTTTTTCCTTGCGGTCATTTGAAGATTTACGGTTTTCTTTATGAATGTGGTAATCCTCGTACAACTCTTCCTCTTCATCGGGAAATTGAGAACTTAGATTATTATTTTTTGGAATCATCGGTTTTACGGAACAACTCGGAAAGTCTTTGTTCCACACGCTCTTCACGGGTTGTAACCAATTCACGGAAGCGTTGTTTACCGTATTCTCCTAAACCATCTTGAAAGTCTGTCATGTCCCCTACCATATCATTTAAGTCGTGGTATCTTTATGTTTCTTTGAAGATGAAGGTCATCAGTACGTGTAAGTTGTTTTTTGGTCAAAGGTTTAGGCATTGGGTTTGCGTCATGATTAACTTGAAGTTCGTCAAACTGTTCCATTCCTGGAAGGGTGTGCTGAACACTTAAGTATTTTCCGTCAACATACTGGTGCCGTTTACCCATGTATTTCATTCCCATATCTGCGTATGGTTCCCCTGGGTGACCCAAACGCACATAGGGGTTACGCCCATGTTCAATTTTATTTGTCATAGGGTTATTGTAAGGTCGTTCTGAATCAGCCTGCCTCTGGTCATACAGGTCCATTGCTCTTTCAGTATCTTCCCTATTTACAAGCGCAGTATTTGCAACATGGTGTTTATAAAAGGCTTGCGAGTAGGTAGAGATTTCTCCTAGCCCCATTTTGTCTAATTGACCGTGCAGTGATGGGTTTTCGTGAACTAATTTCCCTAAATAAAGATGTTTAGCCGCATTTTGATATTCAGGAATATCATGAGGCAATCTAGCAAATCCTTTTTCTGATTTCATTACTCTGTCTTTGTCTTTTTTATACAAAGTATGACCATAATCTCTTAAATGAGTTTCTGCAAGTTCAGTCATATTAGGTAATGAATCAATTGCAGACTTACCGCCAGAGGCTACGTGCAATCGTGCAGCCGCATATAAAGCCATTTCCCTTTTATCTTTCCACCTCTTGTTATCAACCCCATACCCAGATAGTTCCCCAGTTTTTCTCCATAAATCTAAGTGTCTATCTTCTCTTTGTGCTGGGTCTAATACTGCTTCGTGTCTTCTGTTATAACCCACACCCTTACGTATACCCTTGGGGTCACCTTCCCATTTCATGTTAGAGTACGGTTCAGAATATCTTTCCATGTAACCATCGGCAGTTCCTTCCATGTACGGAGATATATGCATACGGCCTTTGTTATACATTGCACTTTCTAAACGAGTGTGTGAATGGTCCTCACCTTTACCATCTGGCGAATCTTCCCTGTGACCCCACTCATGGGCAAGGGTAGTATCCATGCTGTTATTGTTACCTGACATATGGATTTGGCGGTTCGTACTTGACCAGGTTCCACTGTACGTTTTTAATTTATTGTTTATTCTTACACCATTAAAGATACCGTCACGTGGGTGTAGCCCAACAACGCTTGGGTCCATTTCTGCTATTGGCAAATCTGTATTTCCAGCATGATATATTAATAATGAATCTTCAGTTTTTAGTATTTTAGAAAAGTCATTAAGGCGTTTTTTCCCAGGATACGTTGGGTCTTCTGAAGTCATAGTTCCTGTTGCAGGATGAAACAACACGCCTTGAAGGTGTCCTTCTTGATAAGGATGGCGAAACTCTTGTGTCTCTCCACCATCTTCAGGGTTGAAGTAGGTGTTATTGAACTGTGAACCAAATCTAGGCATGACTAATTATAGACCAGGTAGTTCTGGCTGTTCGTAAACTTCCCGTTGTTTACCGTCATAATACTGTTTTCCACGCATAGCGGATTTATTAGGAACCCTTGACATAAATTCTTCATGTGCTGTTTGGGCAGTTTTACCAAAACCAAGTTCGTGTAGTACTGGGCGAACGTGTGGCATATTTTCGTACATATGCCCAAGCATTAACTTTGTTGTTGGGATTTCACCACTACGTGAATACCTAGTACTAAGAAGAGTTTCTCCCAAACCTTTACGGGTAGGCATTTCATCTCTACGCTCAGGGTGCGCTGCTAGGTGAAAACGAGTAGCAGAATAAAGGGCTCGTTCTTCAGCGTTCCATGCGTGGTAACTAGAGGTGTAGCCAGTTTCACTAATATCTTTTGCACGTAACTGGGTGTTAGTTAAGTGTTTTTCAAATTGACCAGAATAATGATGCGCTCTGTCGGCTAGTGCGTCTGCATACCCTTCACTAACTGGGTCAAGGTCATATATCTGCCTACCGCTACGCTTAGTTAAATCACGTTGAGCCTTATCATGTGGTTCTAGCGTATGACCTAACTCGTGAGCAAGTGTTCGTTTGTTTGCTACATACTCACCTTGTACATTTTTTCTAGTCTGTGTAACTTTAGGTTCTTTTGTTGTGTCTGGTTCAAACCGTGTGTGCCATGTTTGGTAAGTGTATTCACCACCAACAAGTGGGTGTGGACCACTTTCAAGAGAAAGTTCTTCACCAACTGCGTGTTTTTTACCGCCCTCTCCTTTAGTTGGGTACACGTTTGGGTGATAGTTATTTTCTTTTAACCAATCCATTGTCATATTTTGAGATGGGTCTTCCCCAATAACCTTACCAACATGTTCAGGAACGTCACCTGTTATAACATGGCCTTTATCATTTTGCCAATGAACACCGTCTTCTTCAAGTATCGTGTGGATGTTGTAAGGGTGTTGTATCTTCTTCTCGTATTGGTTCCAAAAGCCTTTGTTTACAATAGGCTTGTCAGATGGTTCATACGTTGTTTTTTCTGTTGTAACAGTTGATGAGTCTCTACCCACACCAACATATATTTCACCAAAACTTGCCCAACCTTTTCCCCAATCCGTAGGATAGGTAGGAGCATTTATACCTGTTTCATATTCACGGGTTGGTATATCTAAAGCATTTGCGGCTTTTCCAAGTGCTTCATGTTTTTTAAAAGAAATAACAGGGTCACCGTATTCAGGCAAAATATTACGGCGGTCTTGACCAGGTTTTCGGTTACGGTTGTATTCCACTCTTTCAGCATTCTTTGCTTCCCTTAATGCTTTTCTTTTTTTAAAATGCTCTAAATCACCTAAATGTAATGCTTTGTTAATAGCGCCCACCCGTTGTTCAGCAGGAACAGTTGGGTCGTTTTTTAACCCTGTGTATGAGTATGGGCTAAACAACATACCCTGTGGGTTATCAGAAGTACCAAAACCTTCAGCAATCTGTGGTTTTCGTTGTTCCATTGTAGGCAGGTCACCTTTTGTAGTAGGCAACTCTGTGGAAGACATGACCTTGTTTGATTCAGGGTCCTCCCAATATGTGTTGCTAAACTGCGGTCCTAAAGGCATGGCTTAATTATAAACCATTATCCTCCGTTGGAATAAAAGCCTCTACCTACAAGATTTACTGCTGGAGAGAAATAAACAGGGCGCAACTTCTCATTACAGTCTGGACACAGGATTGTTTTCTGCTCATCGTAGATACTGCGAGTTTCCTCGTGACGATGGTCGTTTGGGCATTTATAAGCATATGTTGGCATGGAGACACTATACTATCGCCGTATGGCAACGCACATTACCGACATTCCTAAACCGTTTTACTGTAATGTCCAAAATGAGTTTTTGTACAACTTTGAAAAAGGGTTTGGTGAATACACTGCTTGTTTAGTCTATGGGCTATCTGCAATTCCTAATAGGGCATGGGGTGTATCTCTACTTTTAGAGAATGGTGCATTAGTACAACATGTACCACTTCACGCTTTAACTTTCCATACACCTGCTGTACACCACCATCCTTTAGACCATTTGCAGGTATGGAGTTGCTATGGGCAAGATTTCACTACCCA